TGTCATAACTAAATACATTATTTTCTTCAAACATTAAAATTACATTATTAATTCTATTTCCTTTTTTCATATTATCAACTCCTTTTAAATTTTATAATAGTATTATAACATATTAAAATTAAAATGTCAATAAGAAAATAAAGGATAATTTTACTTATCCTTTATTTTCTTTGTTTATATCCTAATTTTAATAATAATTTTCTGATACCCTCTAACCCTTTGTTAGTTACATAAGTAGTTACAACTACTCTATCATTTATAATGCTTTCTTTAATAGTAAACCAACCTCTTTCAAAGTAAGATTGATAAGGTTCATTATCTTTCATCAAAACTTTATTCCATCTAAGAATTTCATATAGTCTATTTCTACCTAAATTATAAAAATTTAATATCTTAGCACTCTTTTTCATATCTAGTATATCTTTTAATTCTATAAGAGTATCATATAATTCTACCTTTGGTCTATCTTCTTCAATTTTTAATTCCATAGGCTTAACATATTTGTCATTTAATTCTAAAGCTAATTTTAATCTATCTTGTTCACTTTCACAAGATACTAATTTAGCAATTAACATATCTTTATCTTTAATTTCATTTTCTAATTTTAATATATGTTCTTTCATTCTTTTAAATTCTAATATATAAGCAACATTTATTTCAAAAGCTAAAGGTACACTAGCATTATATCCACCTATTACTTGTTGTATTCCTAATTCTGTAAGATAAAACATAGGATATTGTTTACCTCTATTTTCATAAGCATTTTCAATGTAAAACTCGTGGCGTAACTCTACGCTACCAAATTTATCACAATAAATATTAATTTTTCTAAGTAAATCTTTATGATTTACTCCTAGAACTCGTGCTACTAATCTACTATCTGCCACCAATATCCCATTTCTATTTTCTACTTGTATTAATTCATTTTTATTTTCTGACATTATACATCATCTCTCTTTCGTTTTAATATCTAGGTTCATAACCTAATTTAATCAATAATTTTCTAATTCCATTAAGTCCTAATTGAGTTACATAAACTACTAATACTAACTTTTCTTCAACTAATTCCTCTTTAATTTTAAACCATTTTCTCTCAATATAACTTTGATAAGGCTCATTATCCTTCATAAGTACCTTTTGTTTTCTTAATAATTCATATAATCTATTTCTACCTATCCCTATAAAATCTAATAATTTAGCACTTTTCTTCATATCAAATACTTTTTCTAATTTTACAACTGTGTCATAAAATTCCACTTTTGGTCTATCTTCTTCAATTTTATTTTCTAAGGCTTTTGTTTTCTTAACCTCAATAAGTAATTCCTCTAAGGCTTCCTCATAATTACTAGGTAGTATTCTCATACTTTGTTTTTCCATTTCTTTTGCTTTAAAATACACATCTATTAACATACCTTGTACTTTCCAACTTAAATCATCCGTGAAAGGTTTTGTAAGTTTTAAATAACCACTTTCTGTGAATAAGATTATTTCCTTAACATTATTAGGTATTTTACTTTGAAACCCTGAAAAGGATTCAGAAAATTCTTTTGGTGTCATAGAAAAATAATCTATATCTGTAGTAAATTTACTTCTATTATATTTGAATAATTCATTAATTTTTGATACTCTTTTATTGTGTACCTCTGCTATATCCCAAACAGTAACAACCCTTTGTCCTCTATATTCTTTTGCCTTAACTTCTACATTTCCTACCTTAATAATTTCATTTGACATTTTATAAATCACTCTCCTTGATACTTTGTATTATTATTCTTTTATTAATCTTGTCAAATTCTACCCACACATCCCTGTGTTCCTCATCAATACCTGTACCCTCTAAATCTGTTAGAGTACATAATAACCTCATTAACTTTGTTTTATGTCTTTTTGTTGGCTGATAAAAATTTACTTTCTTTTTTTTAACTACATTAATATTATCACTCCTCCTTTATAGTCTATAAAATGTGTAACACAATTTTATTTTATAAGAGAGGTAGTCTGCTTTACCTCTCTTATTTTTGTTGTTTTTGAACTTTATCTGGGAATCTCTAAACAACTTTTATAAATCATATATGGATTTATTTTACTAAATCTTTTACAGTTTGTGAAAACTTAAATTTTGGTGCTTTATGTGCTGGAATAGTTAATGCTTCCCCTGTTTGTAAATTTCTTCCTGCTCTTTCTTCTACATCTTTTACAGAAAATGTACCTAATCCAAATATAGATACCTCTATTCCATCTACCAAAGAATCTTTGATAATATCTACCACACCTTTAATAATTATTTCATTGTCTTTATTAGAATTACCAATACCTTTTTCTCTTAAAGTTTTTGCAATATCTCCAATATTGATTTTATTTTCTGCCATATAATCTCCTTTTCTCTTAAATTTGTATTTTTAAATATAAATTTACAGAACTTATCGTAACATAACAGTACATAAGATAATCCCTGTACTAATAAATGTAATATGTAAAATTGGTAGCTTTACTATTCATCTTCTTTTTATTGTTCAGTTTGCTGTAAAGTTCTGTTTATTTTATTTACTTAATTAACAGTTGCTTTAACCTATTCTAAAAGGAGTGGTTCTATAATACTCTTTCATCTGTATTTATCTTTTATTTGCTGTTAGCAACTGTATGGGTATCTTAACAGAATACTTAAATTAGCTTTTTATATTAACCAGTATAATGCTCTATTCCAACTTAATTTGCTGTTGTATTCTGTTTATTATTTTAATTTAAAGAACATATTTTCCTATTAACTTCAAACTTTATGGATTTTAATTTGCTGTGATGTTCTTTATAGTTATATTATATCATATTTATTTTATTTTGTCAAGCACTTATTTAGAATTTTTTAATAAAAATTGAGAAAATATTTCTATGAAATTATTAAAATCTTGATAACTATAATATTTATCATTAATTTCTAAAATAGGTGCAGACATTATCCTTGATTTACTTCCAACTCTCATAAGTTCTTTTTCATCCTCAATTATCTCAAAAGATATATTATGATTATTTAAAACATTTTTAAGTTGTAAGCAATTAGGACAATCTTTTTTGGTATAAATTTTTAACATATATTAATTCCCTTTATTAATTTTATGGTCAGTGAGGTAGAAATTGAATCTACGACCTCTCGTTCCCAAAACGAGTGTTCTACCGACTGAACTACTCACTGATATGGAAGCGACACCTACATTTGCAGAAGGATTTCTAGGGAATGAGCCTAGTGAGTTACTATTACTCTATGTCGCAATATGTTGTAATTTTAAGCACAATCACTATGATTACTAGATGAACAAGTAAAATTACTAAACTCCACAACTCAATGTAGTCTAAAACTTTGTGCATAAGAAAGCCACCTACATTCCTGCTTTTTTTTATCTATGCAAAAGGTTGGAGTTGAACCAACGAACTAGGAGCTACCTATATCTTACCTCTTGATTACTTTTGCATATTTAACAATCAGTTCTAGTGGAACTTTGGGTCTTGGACTTGATGTTCCACATCTGAAGGAGAGATAGTTATTGGTTACTCCTATCAGGTACCTTCGGACAGCAACCCTCACATTGAACTCCCCAAGATAAATATTTCTATTTATAAGGTTACAAAAGTTATCTCTTGTTGCTTTTATCGTTAAATAGGCACTCAACTCATTTATATTCTTGAAAGGAGGTGAATATTTTTTACAATGTAATTTTACTCAAAAGATATAGTTGAAAACTTAGGACATCTTTTAGTTGAGTGTCTATTTAATCTCTCATTTTTAAGTATATAGGACAAATGAGAGACAAACCTATATAAGAGTTCGTTTATTAACCTAAAACTAGAACTATTTAAAAGGCTACTTTATGATAAGTAGTAACTGATTTTATTTTTAAAGGCTTTAACAAGGTATCTTTAAAAGTCAAAATCCTAAAACTCGTTTTTATAGTTTGGTTGGACAAGGGTGTATTAGCAAGGGTAAGTTCCAAACCTTGTTAGCTAACTACCTCATCACTTGCTGTCTGAAACCTCTCACGAACTTACAAGGAAAGAGTGTGTCGTTACAACTTCCACAGCCAAAAGTTTTAATGTAAGTGAAATCTCAATCTCTCCTAATATTCATCTTACAAAACAAGTATAACATATAGAACATATTTTGTCAAGTGATTTTATTATATTTTATCAAAAAGTTCTATTATTTTGTCATTTTATATTGATATTACTAATAAAAATATTTTATAAAGGTTCATCTTTTAATCTCTTAACTGCAATATTATAATAATTCTCATCTATTTCACAACCTATTCCTTGTCTATTCAACTCTTGACAAGCTAATAAAGTAGAACCTACACCACAAGCAAAATCTAATATTAATTCCTTTTCTTTACTTGAATTTTCTATTAGTATTTTCATTAATTCCACAGGTTTGAAAGTAAGAGATTTTATAAAATGAAAGCCACTATCTTTTGCTACATTAAGATAATTTTGTAAATTAGTATGATTACACATTATATAACAATGTCCACCATCTTTTAATAACTCATAACATAATTTAAACCAATCTTTACAATCTAAATCATTATGCTTAAACACTTTACCTTGTCTATTAATCTTTTCTTGTAACATTCCACCACTATTACCTGCATTACCTCTACTTGTAACTCTATAAGGAGGGTCACATACTATTAAATCTATTTTATCTTTCATTCCTATATCTAATAATTTTTGCAGAACAATAAGACAATCTTCATTATATAGTTTAATCTTTTTATCTTCACTAAACCAATAATTCATTTTATCCCCTTTAAATGTTTTTCTATTAATTTAATTTCACTATTTGTTAAGAATAAATGATGTTCCTTTATTTCCCTATAAAGTCTAACATCTTCTTCTGTAAATATCTCTCCACTCTTAGCTTTCCCTACTAATATAAGTGCATATATTCCTAACCATTCTAAATATTTACTCACTATAACACTCCCAAATTATAATATATTATTTTATATTCATTTATTACATCTATATAGTCAACAGATTTTAACCAATTAATATCTTGTTCAGTAACCCACTTCATGAAATTTATTTCAAAACTATCTTTACAGATTCTAAATGGGAATGCTTCTTGCCAATGTTTTAGATAATATTGATAGCAATATCTTACACTTTTCCATTTTAAATAATAATCTGATTTCCATTTAAACATAAAACCTTTTTGGTCTGTAAATACAAATCCTTCAAAAGCATTATATTTAAAAGTTTGTAATAACTCTTTAAAATGTTCAAAATCATCTAATATAGTATAGGTATCTACTACTCTTATTATTTTACAGTCTAAGGCTCTCACATAGTTTTTAAACTCATTCAAACACTTTGAGCTATAAGTTATATCAATATTAACTCCATTTACCTCTAAACTGTTTTTAACTACATCTAATAGGACAAGTTCTTCCTTATCAAAATCTATTATATGTTTGTCTTTGAAAGATTTAACTTCAAATATAAAAGTACAATTTTCTTTACTTGCAAATTCTTGTAGATACATTTTTATGTTTGAGTTCTCTCTATCCCATAATTCTTGAAAATACTCTTTATAATCCCCTTGTGTAGTTGATTTTGTTGCTAATACAACCTCTCCATTCACTACTGACATAAGACCTAAAAAACCATTTTCTTTATATTTTGCTATTAAAGGGTATTGTAAAGTTTTTTGTAACTCTTCATCTCTTGTTTCTTTAAGCTCTCCATAATTAAAGAATTTATTGTAGCTTCTTATAGATACATTACCACTTTCTCTATCTACAAATAATCCTCTTGCCTTTGTAGTTATATCATTCCATTGTTTCTTCCTAAACACATTATCTCCAAAATTCAAAGATATTAAATTAGGTTCACATTGTTTCACTTTTACTAATTTACTTAATATAAGTTTATTTACTTCTTCATTTTGAGTTAAATTCTTACTTTCAGTTCTATTGTATTTTTCTCTTTCTCTATTAAAATAATCTTTATCATAAACTTCATTCTTTATGCTTTCTAATCTAGGTTCTTTTCCTTTTTCAAGTACATAATACATTAAATTTCCACCAAACTCCACTTGACCCTCTAAGTTTATTGAGTGTTCAGTACACTTATTAGCTCTATGTCCAAATATTTGAATAAAATCTTGACATTTTCCTAGTATATAATTATTTTCATAAATACCACTTATATCATCTTCATAATCTCCTATTCCTTTAATCATATCCTCTGTTGCAATATATGTCATCAAAGGCACACTAGGTAACCCAGCGTGAGTACATAAATACTTTTTACCCTCAAATTCAAAAGCATAGGCTTGTCTTTGTTTCTTATAGAATTGTCTTAGCTTGGATTTTAATTGTTCAAGTTCTTCATCACTAAGTCCATCTATAAGTGTAGGTAAAGTTTCATTTAAGAATTTTTTACTTTTTATTTCTCTACCTTGACCATAAAAACATTCCCAGCTGTGATTCCCTTCCAATAATATTACATTTTTCAAAGTAGATAGATACATCATTCTTTTTAGTGTTTCTTTATGTTCAATACCTCTATCTAAATAATCTCCAAGAAATATATATAAGGTATCCTCTTTATATCCCTCTTTATCAAACATTTGTCCTAAAACTGTATTACAAGAATGCACATCTCCAACTATAATAACTCTGTTATATTTGTCTGTAATATTATCTACATAGAAATTATTAATATCTTCTATCTTATCAATCTTTTTTACACCTTTTGATAACTCTGTTTGTTGTACTAATGTATATATTCTTTTAATTACATCTTCAGGCACAAATTTATACTTATCTCTCAATCTATTTCTTTTTAAACACTCTTCTAAGGGTGTATCTAATTGCTTTACAAATATAGTATACTTATACATTTCTGCCATTGCTTTATAGTTATTTAACATTTTTTGAGTGGAATGTGTAGCATCTATAACTGTAAAATCTCCTCTTTTCATTCTTTCTTCAAGACATTGTAATAACATATTCCAAGCTAATCTATCGTTCTTTTGACTAATTGAAAACTCTCCATCTAAGGATAAAATAGGATTTTGAATTGCTACTCTCATTTCATCTGCACTTAGTGTATAAGGTTCTAATCCATTTTCTTTAATCCAAGTAGACTTTGAACTTGCAGGGCATCCTCTCATTAATAATAATGTTCTCATTCTATCACATCTCCTTTATAATTTATTATAGTAGAATATAAATGAGTTATTAAATATCTACCAAAATCTCTGTTTAAAATTTCTCTACCATCTAAAGCAGTTATTGTTAAATCCTCATTTCCATAAGAAATTTCAATATTCAATCCTAAGGTTAAAAAATCATCTATAATATTTAGTGTATTTAAAACTTGAGTTAGTTTATGTTCTATTTCTTCATTATCTTCATATAATTCTATAGATACTGTAGATATTTTATTTTCATCACTATATACAATTTTAAAAGTCTTTACTACTAATCCTAAATTTCTTAAAATTTCATTTTTAAACACATCAAAATCTTTTAAATTTCCAATATCTACCATTTAATTCCTCCTTTTATATTTTAATTTTATTTAATTTTTCTTTAAATTCTTTATTGATTTCCTCTATTGTAGGTACTTTAACATCTGAATTTAATATCCACTCTCTTGTTATAGGCTTAGCTTTAAATACCTCATCTCTAAATAATTCATATAATTCTTTTTGAGGTGTAGTTATAGTATACCAACAATCAGCAACATAATTTTCTACTTGAGTTATAAAATACTTTGATTTTAAAAATATATTTCTAGGGTATTCTTTTATTAATTCCCACATTTCTTCATAGGAGTTATTTACTAATAATCCTTTTTCATACTTTAAAAGTCCTAACTCTACCCAAGTTTGCATAATTTTATCAAAATCATAAGTTCCTATCTTTTTATTTCTTATTTTATGAAATTGTTTATAATAATAACTATTTAAAAAATCCCCTAGTTCATAAGACCATTTTTGGTATTTATAACTATTAAACATATCTGTAACTCTATTTTCAAACTTTTTATACCCCATAGAATCTAGTAGGTTATTGTCTGCTTGTTCTATCAAAATATTCACACTATTTGCAAATATAAGAGTACAACTCATATTGTATTTCTTTTTAAAAAATCTACTCCAATTTTCTTTGTATAATCTTTCTATATCTACCCAAGTACATTTAAAAGTTAAATTATTATTACAATGTTCTTTTATTACTTCTTGCATATATTTATTATACTGTTCTTGTTTAGTCATAAATCCTCCTAATTTATAAACTCATTATCCTCTATCTTTTTAACTAAAACTCCACCATCTTTTATTCTCTCTACTATTTCTAATCCTAATTCAGCAAATATCTCATCAGCAAAATATTTTGCTTTATAGTCTATTAGCATTTTTAACACAGAGTCAGCCAAAAATACATCTATATCTTCATAAGAATCTCTGTATGTATCATAATTATCTTTTCTTTGTTCTACTATGTACTTTATAAACAAACATTCTTCTGTTAAACTATCTGATTTTGCTTTTTCAGGTAAATCTTCCCATTTTATAGGAGGATTCCAATTAGCACCTACATCTTTTAAAATACTTTCTAAAATTCCAGTATAATAAATATGTAGAGCTTCCACTCCCCATTTGTTAAAAAATTCTATTGATTTGTCTTGTAGTAATTTTAAATTTTTATTTTCCATAATATCAACTCCTTTTAAAAATTATTACTCGTAATTATTATTTTAAATAATTATTATTTGTTAGACTTTGTAATTTACACTTTAAAACAGTTTTAGAAACTTAGGTATATAATTAATCCAAAAAGTTTTTAAAATCGTTTTTAGACCTATCACAGACATTCAGAATTGAAATTTTAGTCTAGTGAGAAATAACATAACTCACTTTTACCAATTAATCCTAATTCAGTTAATTGTTCTAACTTGATTTCAATATCTTTACTATTAGCAAGTTTATTATCCAGTTTAGACACTTTATTCATTATATCTGTAACACTAAAATCTCCCTTCATATCTAAAATAGCACTCACAATCATATTTTTAAATTGTTTCTTTTGTGGCTTGAAAGGTTTTATAGTTATAGTTTGATTTTCTATGTCATAATCTATAATTACTTCATTATTCTTTTCTTTATCATATCCCATAGCCTCAACCTTTTTCTTATTTAGGATAAGACGAATACTCTCGTATCCTCTTCCTATATTTAGCCAATTTAATTTACTTACTCTCATTCAATCACTCTCCTTATAACACCTTTTGACCAAAATATGTATTGCTATCTCTATCAAAGTGCATTGCTATTAGTTCATAACCTAATCTCTTACAAGCCTTTACAATAGCAAGTGTTACTACTGTTAATCCTGTAATATATAGAATTATTTGAACTTTATCATTACAAGTTTTATTTAGTTCATTAAAATAATAATCCACATCTTGTTGTATCTTTTCTACATCTGTTACATCTTTAATTTCTTCATTAAATACATAATCTGTTACTGGTAACTGATGTCTATCTTTAATTGTCCCTAAACTTATTTTTATCATATTTATCACTCCTCTTTAACTTTTGATAACCTATTATAGCATACAAAATAGATTATGTCAATAAAATTTTTAGAATATTTTAATAAAAATAAAAGAGTAGAAAATTCTACTCTTTATCTAACAGATTTCTTATAACCTAACTCATCTAGTAACTCACATATCTTCTCTATTCCTTTTTGATAAACAACTGTTTGAGGTACTACTTTATCTCCTTTTTCTGTTACTATAATTTTAAACCAACCAGCATCTACATATTTTTGATAGGGTTCATTGTTCCATCTTAGAATATCATTAACTCTTAAAATTTTAAATAATATATTTCTACCTACTCCTATATAATTTATTAATTTAGCAACCTCTGACATAGTAAAAGTTTTATCTTTATCTGCAATGGTATCATATAAATCTACTTTATGTTTTTGACTTTTAAGTTCTAAGTCTTTTAATATTCTTTTATCTGTTTCTTCCTTTAAATTATCCTCCAAAGGTACAACATACTCTACATTAAACTTTGAAATATTAATTGCTCTTTCTACATCAGATTTAGAGTTCATAATATTTAACATATATTGGTCTTTTGTAGTTATTTGTTTTTCTAATTCTTTTACTCTATCCTCTAATTTATTCAAATATAAAACTACGGCTCTACGAACATACTTAGATTCTCTCATTAGTATTTGTTTAGCATAGTCTATATTTAGTATAAACATAGGTTGTTCTTTATTTTGAGAATTTTTATAAGAGGACGACAAAATTTTTTGCTCTCCTATTTCATACTCAAACTCATCTCTGATTACTTCTAACAAAGATTTATGTAATAACTCGGTATATGTACCTTTTCTTTGTTCTGCTTCTGTTAAAGTACCTCTTACTCTCTTGTCCTCATACTCTTGTTTTCTAAATATATTTATTTGTTCTAATAACTCTAAACTTGTTATAGTATCCTTGACTCTAATTTCTTGTTTGACTTCTTTTTCTATTCCTTTATTAAAAAAGTTAGCACACATATAGTTATACCTTTCTTTTGTTCTAGTATCTTCTAATATCTCTAAAAATTTTAAATATCCACTATCAGACAGTAAATATTTATCCTTTAACTCTAAGTTATTATTCTTATCTACTTCAATTAGCTCTTTATTTTCAAACTTATCTTTACATAGACTTATAAGTTCTTCAACATCTTTAACCTTATATCTGTGTAAAGTTGCAATATCTATTGTTCCTATATAAGAAACACTATCTACATTTAGACTTTTAACTTCATAATCTCCTAGTTTAACAATGTTATTTAATTGTAATTTCATTGACCATCACTCCTTTTAATTTTCCTCATCTTTGTAATTTAGAGGTGTAATTATTACTTTCTTATTTTTAAAATCATAATCAACCATAACCTCATTATTCACAAGGTTATCGCATCCCATTTGTTCCATTGCTTTTGTATTTAAAAACACTCTTATAGCTGTATGTCCTTTTTTATCAATAGGATACCAACTAAGTTTATTTACTCTTTTCATCTAACCACTTACCTTTTTAATTTCTTATAGTATAACATACTATTTAATATATGTCAATAGATTTTTATTAAAAAATTATAGAGGTATATTTTGACCTCTATAATTCCTTTTCTAGTGTTTCTCTTACTCTCTTAATAAACTCTACATAACTTTCTCCACTTAGTTCTTGCAATTTTTTATCTAATTTATATAACTGTATTTTCAACCTAATAAAATCTAATATCATTATTCCAAGAACTATTAATAATAAAACTAATACAATATTTAATCCTTTAATATCTCATCCCTTCCTCTCACAAGCTCTGTAATACCCTTATTTAACCTTATGAATATAAAGGTATACTCTTTATACTCATCCTCATCTACTTGCTCTAATTCCCACTTATAATTCATTTTAAAGACTATTAGACATCTAGTTTTAGTTTTATAAACGACAACTCTTTCAGGTTGCATATCAGAATAGCAACCTCTTTTAAATTCATTTCTAAAATATCTTTTTATTTCTGATGTTCTCTTTATATTCCATATACCTTTCTCATATAAATCATTCCATAGAGTGAAGCTATTATATTTGTTTTCTTCTTTTGATTGAATATTAAAAGCTATAATATATTTACTTATAAAATTTATATATCTTTTAAATCCTATTTGTCTAGGGATATGATAATTATAAGTTTGAATTAATTTATGATTTCTTTTCTTATTCATAAATTCCCTTTATTTCCTATTTTCTAACTCTTCTTTACTAAAATTATTATATCTTCTTTTCCATTCTAAAACAATAGGATATACCCTAAGTTTACTTATACACCAAAATCCTCCCATAACATCTTCTAACTTATTATATTTATCTGTATCCAACATATAGTAAGTATATATTGTTATCCACATTAAATCTTTTAACTCTAAAAATATCTTTTCAGGTATAAATGTAGGGAATATCTCATTATTATTAATATCTACTTCTTTATAAATCCAATCTTTAGCACTCATATAGGTTGCCAACTCTTTCAGTGTCTTAGTATTTATAGGTCTAAATAAAGCAAAGTGAATAGTATTCTTATGTAAGAATTTAAACTCTATTTTTATTTGATTTTTATTAATTACACTAATATGAATTATTTTTACATTATTACTATGTAAATTACATTGTTTTGAAACCTTAGTATTTACATAGTATGCAAAGAAAATTTCATTTAATGTAACTCTTGTTTTTGTTTCTTTCATTTTTATACCTCCTATTAATTATATTTTAACTAATTATAGCATACTTTTTTGATTATGTCAAGTAATATTTTTATAAAATATTATTAAATATGCTTGACTTTATGCTAATATTATGATATAATACATTAAATTTGCTTGGGAGTATTTAACAGAGTTAAAACTCTTTGGGTTGTGTTCTATTTTTATATATTATATTATATAGAATATTTCTTTGAACATACAGAAAATACAAGAGTTGAAGTACACGAATTTACATATAATTTTTGAAATAGGTTCTACCACTGAAAAATAGATTGGTTGAGAGAAATTTTTTACAAGCTTCAATATACCATAAAATCAGTGTTTGAAAATCTTAGTAAATACTACTATTTGAATACATTTATTGTAATTATACATTGGTATCATTGAATAAATTTTTAGATAACAAACTACTAAATCAACTATTAAAATTGTAAGAATGAATATGATACACAAAATATAAATACATTGATACATAAAGAAAAATTAAAATATACATAATATTAATATTTTATGGACATAATATACTCAATATAAGAATTTATACTATATAGATTGAGTTTTTGCTTAATTGACAATTAAAAATCTTAGTATTTATGCTATGTTTAACTACTAGCAAATAATAAAATAGGAGGTATTAATTTATGAAAGAACAAAAGAAACAAACAAATATAGAAAGATGGATAGGATTAAATAACTTTAATCTTAGATATACTGCATTAAGTGAGGGTAGGAATACAAATATACAGATAGTGGATGCTATATGTGGAAAAGGTAAAACTCAATGGGCTATACAAAATTTAATAGATAATTACAAACACCATAAAGATAAGTTTATTTATGTTACTCCATTCTTAGATGAAATAGATAGAGTTTTTGAAAAATGTAAACAAGAAAATATATATGTTTATATTCCTAAATGTAAACAAGATGAAAATACAAAGGAATTACTCTCTAAAAGTAAAGATGTATATAAGGCTATGCAAGAGGGTAAAAACATACTAATGACACATAAATTATTTGAATATATTACTATAGATTGGTGTGAAGAAATAGAAAGACAAGACTATGATTTATATTTGGATGAAGTACCTAATATATTTTGTTATAATACATTATCTTCAAAAGATTGGAATTTATTATTATCTAAGAATATGATAGCATTAGGCACTTATTTAAAAGACTGTAAATACCAAGAAGTTGATTGGTTAGATACAGATTATCTAAATTCAAAAGATAAAACTAAAGGATTATATGAAAATTTTATAAATAAATGTGTTTTTGGACAAGTTTTAAAAAAAGGAAATTCATATATATATGCTTTACCTATGCACATATTTTTTATGGTAAGAAGATGTTATATTCTAACTTATATGTTTGAAGGTCAATATTTAGCAGGATTATTAAAGTTATATGCTATACCTTATACATTAAAAAGTATTCATAAACCTAATTCTAAATATTTTTTAATCCCTTATAATATACAAGATACTATTAAGGAATTTAAAGAAATATATACAAAAATACATTTATATGAGGGTTCTTTAAATAGTAGGGATAAAAGAGAATATGCACTAACATATACTTATTTGAATAATAAAGGTAAAAACAATGAAATAAAACAATTAAAAGCAAATGTGCATAATTACATAACTAATATATGTCCTTGTAAATCTGAAAATACATTGTGGACTACTTTAAAAGATAAAAAAGAATTTTTAAAAGGAAAAGGATACACAAAAGGATTCCTGCCATTAAATGCTAGAAGTACAAATAAATATAAAAATAGAAATGTGTTAATTTATTTATATAACAAATATATTAATCCTATATATGAAGATTTATTTAATGCTATAGGAGGACACAGAGGTGTTCGTTCTCAATTAGATGAAGAACTATATGCTTTATCAGAATTAGTACAGTGGATGTTTAGAAGTGCTATTAGAGAGAAAAAAGATGTACACTTATATTTACCTAGTTATAGAATGAGAGAACAAATATTTAAAAATTTTGAAGAACTTTTTACTAGAAGTTATGAAAACTATATAAATTATAACAATAGAATTAATGAACTCATAGAAGAATTTAGAAAAGAAAATCTTGACAACAACAAATAAAAATGTTATAATATATCATAAAATATAATTAATAAGGAGAGTGATAACAATATGGCACTAACAAAAAAACAAATGGGTATAGACGCTTATAAATGGTGTTTATTCCTTAAAAAAGAATTTAAAATAACTGATAGGGTAGCTTCTGCTATATATTATAAATATGTAAAAGGTGTATTAGCAGATAGAGGATTATTAGAAATAGGATATAAGCCTACAAGAGAATTAGATAGTGTATGGATACCTAAATTTAGAGCAGACTTGCAAAACTTTGTAAAAGATGTAAAAGGAATAGGGTTACAAAACTATTTAAGAATAGTAAATGGATTTAACTTTGACTACTTCACAAGCACAACTTTTAATGTACTTATAGAAGATTTTATTGCTAATGGTACAGAGGGAAGTACAATATTACCTTTTAGTAAGTTTTTTGAATATGTAGTTAAGATTACTGATGATTATAAACAACAATATAGTAGAACAGTAGTAGATAAGATTACAAGAGAAAATGTATTAGATAGAATAAGAGTATCTGATGTATTATTACTAGATGTACATTGTAAAGTTATAGATGTCAACCAAGAGGGATATGCAGATAAGGTGGAGTTTATAACAAGTAGAGAGGCTTATTGGGTGGAAAAGCAAGTATATAGATATTTAAAAGCACTTGAAAAAGAAAAGTATGATTTTGTTACAGATGAAATTATTGATTTTGTATTGAAAAAGAATAAAGTAAAATTAAATGAAGGACAAAATCAAGCTGTTAGAAGTTTTAGACATTATGGTTTCAATATTATTACAGGGAAAGCTGGAGTGGGCAAAAGTTGGGCATCTAAGCAAGTTATTGATAGTATGATTAGAGCAGGGTATGATATAACTCTATTAACACCAACTGCCATATCAGCGAAGGTTTTAACTAATTTTACAGGTAGACAAGCATATACTTTTCATAAGTATTTTATGGGAAGTGGTGGAAGTTCTACTAACAAAGAGGAAGATGAGCAGGAAACAGAATCTATTAATGAAAGAGTTTATTATATAGATGAGTGTTCCATGCTCGGAATTGAACATTACAAAATGCTAGTTATTAAAGTATTATGTCCAGCACTTGATAGAAGAGAACAATTTTTATTAGAAAATCCAAATGCACCAAAAGAAGAAATACCTAAAATACCTAAAATAGTTATGGTAGGGGATACTAACCAATTACCTAGTATTAGTGCAGGTAGTTATTTTAGGGATTTCATAGATTTATATAAGATAGGAGATTTAAAATGTAATTTTATCAATTTAACACAAATAATGAGAGCAAAATCAGATACTTATATCCCATATATTTGTGATAAATATTGTGTAGACTACTCTCCTATGGAAGATACTATGTATATGAATGAAGAACCTAATGTATTTATGTTACCTTTATCAGAAGAACTAGAAACTGGGGATGCTTTAGGTAAATTTATTTATGAATATATGCAAGAAATGAATAGTGTAGACCCAAACAATCCTTATAATTTTGAGAATACTACTATTATGTTACCTCAAAAAGTAGGAGATAAAGGTACTAAAAAAATTAATGAGGTATTAGATACTCTTTATAAAAAAGATAATCCAAAAGCTAAAACTATTGGTATGGTTATGAAAAATAATTATGAATTAATGGTATTCAATGGAGATAGATTTAGGCTAGAGGGTAAAGAAGTCTATGAGGAAAACCATTATTATGATAAACAAGGCAATCCAAAAGTAGAGATAGTATATGAGTATACTATTACTATGCTAGATGATGATAGAGAGGTTAAATTTAAAGATGGAGATGTTAATTGGGAATTAGCTTATTGTTCAACAGTACATAAATTACAAGGGTGTACATCAGAAAATGTAATATTTGTAGCAAGTAGAACACATACATTTATGTTGACTAAACAATTAGTATATACTGCATTATCTCGTGCTAGTAAGACTTTAACAGTGTTATATGACAAATTCACATTTGAAAATGCAAGAAAAAGAGATACAAAATATAACAGAAAAACATTTTTAGGAGAAATAGTTAAATTAAGAAAAGGAAAAGGTGGTAGATAATATGGAACAAGAATTAATAAAAGTAGAAATAAATAGCAATAACGAAAAATGTGTAAGTGGAAAAGAATTACATAAAGTTTTAGAAATAGGTACTAGATTTGATACTTGGTTTAACAGAATGTGTGAGTATGGATTTGTAGCAAATGTAGATTTTACCCCTATGCTCAAAATTGTGCACGACCCTATTACTAAAAAAGATAGAGAAGTGTTAGATGACCATGTAGTAAAATTAGATATGGCAAAAGAGATTGCTATGATACAAAGAACAGAAAAAGGTAAACAAGTAAGATTATATTTTATTGAAATAGAAAAGAAATATAATAATATAGAAAAGGAAGATTTATTATTATTAAATGTAGTTAGAGCAGAAAATAAAGAACAAATAAGTTTAGCATTAAATGAATATAGAACTCAAATAGTTATTCCTTTAAAAACTGAATTAAAAGAAACTCAACAAAAATTACAGTATAAACAAGAAGTTATTAATGGATTATCAGAGGATACAAAATTACAAACTCAAAGACAATTTTTAGTAGAAATAATTTGTGCTAAGTCTAAGAACCCACAAGTAATTAAAGATAGATGGAACTTATTATATGACTTTTATGATAAAGTAAAACATATTAGAGTAAGAGCTAGATGTGAGGGATATAACTTGAAACAAAAGAAAAAGAAAGACCAATTAAGTGTATTAGGTTATATAGATGAACAACTTGGGGATATTCCAACACTTTATCAAGTAGCCGTAAAATTATTTGAATCTGATATTAAAGATAGATTACAAAAATATATGGGGGTTTTATAGTATGTTTACAGTTACAGGATTAATGAATAATAAAACGAATGAATTAGATACTATTATAGTCAATAATAAAAAGTATGAGTGGGGAGGCTTTGATAAAGGTATTCCCCCTAAAACATTTAAACAACTATATTTAGATAACAATAGAGATATAGATGGTGTATTTTATTTTATTCAAGAATTAGCTTATGGTAGAGAAAAATGTGATGAAAAGTTATCTGTTGAAGAAATAATGGAATTAAGAAATAAAGATTTATTTTATCTTTATATAATTACTTTTGTTGGTTATTTGGCTATATATACTGTTGAGGTAGAGGATAAAGATTTTAATGAGTATACTTATGAAGAACTTTTTAATATAGCTGAAAGAGATGTATTTGTAGCTTGTATACTAGAAAATATGATAAATATCTTTGGAGAATTTCATTTAAGTAGAGTATTTCCATTATATACTGGTAAATCAATTTTAACAGGTTTAGATAGTAAAAATAAGCCAATCTATAAAGATGGTATTAATGATATAGGTACAGAGGAGGAAATGCCAAAATGGCTATGCTAAGGCTTTCAGAATTGAAATTAAAAGACGAGATGAGAAAATATTTTAATCTTAGAGTTGAAGAGTTGCAAAATAGAGTAAGACAACTTAGATTAAAAAAGAAATTCTATATATTAACAAATGAAAATGATAAAGGTTGTATGTTATATGCAAAACATAGAATGGCTTTTGGACAAATGTTAGGCTTAGAAGTAGTAGCAATACCTATTACCTCTATACAAGGTTTAAAAGATGTCCTACGAGATATAAACGGCAATAGAATACCTTGTATGTTGGATATGCCTTGTGAAGATGAGATTTATAAGACATATAAGAGATTAGTAGCAAAAGGATTAGATGTAGAGGGATTAGATATATCAGAATGGTTAGATACAGATACTTATGATTATGCACCTGCAACACCAAAAGGAATAATGCAATTCTTAGATTGGTTAAATATAGAGGATTTTGCAAAGAAACAAATAACTATTATAGGTAAAGGTAGAACAGTAGGAAAACCATTAATGAATATATTAACTAGATATTATAAGAATGATGTTATGTGTGTTAATACTAATTCAAGTTATTATTATATGATGTATGCTTGTAAAAATGCAGATATTATTGTATGTGCAAGTGGTGTAAGAGGTAGTATAGGAGATTTTCATACAAGTGATACTAAGAATGTATTAGTATTTAATGTAGGTACTTGTGTTCATAATGGAAAGTTAGTTAATGAATATCAACCTGTTAAAAATAATATTCAGTATACAGACACAAAAGATAGTGTAGGTATGTTGACTTTATTGGCACTATTTGATACAGTAGTTAAAAGAATGGAGGATTAGATATATGAAAAAATTTAGGGAAGTAGATTTACATAGTTATTTAGAAAAATATGGGTTGTTGGATATATACACAGATAAATCTGTTAGAGATAACACTTTATTTATAAATAAGTATAAAAAATTTAATTTAGACAGAAAAAGGTATAATTATGATGAATTTTTAAGAGATAAAGTAGACAGTATTGTTTTATTGTTAGAACAAGGACAGTGGCTAATGGATAGAGATATTAATATTCAATATAATGACTGGAAAGTACACAATTATATCTTTGATTTAAAAAGAATTTTTTATAAAACTAATATCTTAACAGATGAGAGTATATATGCAGATGATAGAAAACAACTTAAAGAAATTTTATTATTAATATGTAAAAAATATCAAGATAATATGAAATATTATATACATAAAGTAGAAAAGTTGTTTGATGAGCTAGAAGTTGGATTAAAATATAATAAAGAGTTAGAAGAATATTTAGAAAAGGTAGGAGATTAATTATATGGATTTAAACAAAGAAATAGATTTATTAAAGAAAGAAAATGAAGAATTGAAAAGTAGACTTAAGGATTTACAAGTTATAGAAGATTTATTTTATTGGAATAAAAGACAACCTAGTACAAGAGAAAATATTATTATGATATTAGATTCTGTATATGAGGCTAATACTGTTAAGTATATGGAAAAGAACAATGTATACCACGAAATATATACAGAGTTAAAAAATAGATTTAACTTAGATTTATTAAGTAAGTATATCAAGGCTAGGAACTTAAATAAGACACAAACTCAAAGTGTATTAGATTATACTTGTGAACTTAAATATGATGACTTACTCTTAGACTTAATTATATATTTTTATCCTAAAAATGCTAATAAAGTTTTAAGATATTCAGATATTTTATTTAATAGAGTTTATGCCAGAGTATGTGAAAAATTTAGAGAAGAGTAGAACTTATCTACTCTTTTTATTTTATTAAAATTTTTATTGACATTTTATTTTATTTATGCTATAATTAGTTATCAAAAATAAAAAGGAAGTGGTGTAATATGAATGAAAAAGATTTAAGTTATGATGTAAGAGATTTACAAATCGCAATAGAACATTGTAATGAAAAGGTAAATACTCTTAAAGGAGATTGTCAAAAAGAGCATTACAAACTCTTAATGATGTTATTAGATTTGAAGGAGTATAAAGTACAGAATAATTATGAACCTAATAGTATCTATAGAATTAATTCCTTGAATGAGATAAGACAAATAAGAGAACAAGCAAAATGCAGACAAATTTTAATTAGTAAATTTAATTTATTAGTTAAAAAATTGAATGAATTATTTAATAAAGCAAGTTTAGAATTAGATTGCAAACAAGAGTATTTAGTTATCCGAGATAAAGACAAGGAATATTGGTTTGATTATACTTTTATAGATAATAAATTAAATTTAATTCTAATATCTAAAATAGATACAATGAATATAAAATTATACAAAAAATTAAGTGGAGTATTTGAAGATATTTTAATAACCTGTGATAATTTAGAAATAGATGTGGTATAGATATGTTAGATGTATATTATCAAATAAGATTAACATTATATTTTTCAAAATTAAATTTAAAGAAATTATATAAAAAATTAGAAATTAATCAAAATATATTAAATGATAAATATAATAAATATGAAATGGCAAAAATAATGGCTAATGATGATAGATTTACTGCTTTATTTTTACTTTCTAAAAAAGACTATATGAAACAATTAGAAATAGTGAACTTATTAAAAAGAATAATTCAAGATAAAGAAAGAAAATAAATAGAGATTAAGAAAGGAGATTTAATGAAATTAGATGAGAGAATGAAAAAGTATGAATATGTTACTAGACATTATTTAATGTGTAGAACACCTGTTATTGTAAGAATTGATGGTAAAGCTTTTCATACATTTACAAGAGGTATGAAAAAACCTTTTGACCATATATTTATGAAATCTATGCAAGACACAATGAAATATCTTTGTGAGAATGTTCAAGGTTGTGTATTAGGTTATACTCAATCAGATGAGATAAGTTTACTATTAGTAGATTATGAAAACTTAGAAAGTTGTGCTTGGTTTGATAATAACCTAAGTAAAATTATTAGTATTACATCTAGTATGGCTAGTGCTTATTTTAATATTATATTTAGATATAATGTTGAGAATTGTTGCTATGATATGAAAGGAAGTGCAGAATATAGAACTTTACTAAGACAAAAAACTAAAGATTTAACAGTATTTGATAGTAGAGCATTCAATTTACAAAAAGAAGAAGTCAATAATTATTTTGTTTGGCGACAACAAGATGCTATTAAAAATGCAATACAAATGATAGGCAGAGCTTATCTCACTCATAAAGAATTAGAGAATAAAAATGGAAAAGATATAATTGATATGTTGGATAGTATAGGTGTAAATTATCATTCATTTCTGACTTGTGAAAAGAGAGGTGGTTGTTGTATTAAAACAGAACAAGGTTGGGTAATAGATAAAGAAATACCTATATTTAAAGACAATAAAGATTATATTGAAAAATTGGTTTATATTGGAGAGTGATAAATGTTTAAAGATACATACGAATACAAATTATATAAAGAAGAGTACTTAAATAAATCTCATAAATTTTTAGAGAATGAGTTAAATTATTATACTAGAAAAATTAATAAATTACAACATAAATTAGAAATCAACAGAGAAAATATGACTTATCTCAATAAATACTTAAATAGATTATCTGAAAGAAAATATTTATGGAAAATTCATGTTATTAAAGAAATATTAGATGAATATGATTCTAAATATAGGTTAGGAAGCGTGTTATAAATGAAATGTAGTGTTTGTGGTAAAGACATAGAGGGTAAATTCTATAAGGTATATCCTACACAAGAAAATGAATATTATACAAATAATGATACTCTATTTGTATGTCATAATTGTGTTAGAGTTAGAACAGTTAAGGTATTTAAGGTAAAACAGGGGTATAACTTGCAAGATTTAGAATTTACAGAATATAAAGATTGTGATACTTATGATAATCCTTTTGTATATGAATTAAGTTTAAAAGATAGAATTAAAAAAATTAACTTAAAATTAAAAGAGTTAAAAGGCACTTGGAGTTTAAGTCAACGATATTTATTAGAGAATGAATTAAAGGAATTGTTATATGAATTAAATCAGTTAGAGAATGGGAGTGATATGTAATGCAAAAAGGAATTAAATTAGGAATTTTAGGTGGAGTAGGAATCATTATATTAGCTTTATTGTTTTGGAATGGGTATACAGTAGATACAGGAGAAGTTGCTATTATTAGTAATTTTGGTAAAGTATCTAAGATAGAAACAGAGGGATTACATTTTAAGATACCTTTTGTTCAAAGTAGAACTTATATGGAAACAAGAGAGAAAACATATATCTTTGGTAAAACAGATGAAATGGATACTACAATGGAAGTTAGTACTAAAGATATGCAAAGTATTAAATTAGAGTTCACTGTTCAAGCTAGTATTGTTGACCCTATGAGGTTATATACCTCTTTTCAATCTAAATATGAGAGTAGATTTATAAGACCAAGAGTTAAAGAGATAGTTCAAGCAACTATTTCAAGATATACAATAGAAGAATTTGTGTCTAAAAGAGCTGAAATATCTAAACAAATATATGAGGATTTAAAAGATGACTTTGCTTTATATGGTATTTCAGTTAGTAATGTTAGTTTAGTTAATCACGATTTTAGTGATGATTATGAAAGAGCTATTGAGAAGAAAAAAGTTGCAGAGCAAGAAGTTGAAACTGCTAAAGCATACCAACAAAAATTATTAGTAGAACAAGAAAATAAAGTTAAATTAGCAGAATATGAGTTAAAAGAAAAGGAATTAAAGGCAAAAGCTAATGCTATTGAAAGTAATTCACTTAGTCCACAATTACTTAAAAAGATGGCTATTGAAAAGTGGAATGGACAATTACCAAGAGTTCAAGGCAATGGCACTAATACACTTATACAGTTAGATTGATAGAGGAGATAGAGTAGTTGTTTGGCTACTCTATTTTTTGCTTGACATATTCTTATTTTTATGCTATAATACTCTTAAATAAAATAAAGGTAGGTGTTCAAATGGTTTTTAAAGTTATAGGCTTAACTCTTGGTACTATACTATGCTTATTTTCTATTATTAGCTTTCTAAAATGGAGAAGTGATAAAGAAAGAATGGATAGTATAATTTTAGGTTTTATTGGATTTGTAATTATAAGAGTAATATTAAAATATTTTTAAAGGAGGAATATATGGAATTTGATTGTTTAGGACAGAATACAAAAAGTAACATAAAATTAATTGTAAGAAATGAATTAGCTCATTGTGATTTAACAATAAAACAAATAAACTTTATTAATTTAGATAATGGTTGGAAGTTTGAGATGATAGTAGACCAAACACAAGATAGTTTATATGTTATCTATGATAGAAATACATTTAGTGATATGAATTTATATAATCATATAGGTGTTTATTATTCCTTTTCTTATTATAAGAAAGAACATGAGAAATATTATAATAAATTAAGAGAAAATGATACTATACAAAAAATCAAGAATAGAATACTTAAATTTTTATGTGATGTGTCTTATCATAGTGAATTAACAACTATTCTAAGTTATCAAAACATAGACAATTTAAGATTGTTGTGTAAAAATGTGTATGTGATTTTTGAAAAAGATAATAATTTTATTATTCAGCTTATGAAAAAAGATTATACTATATTCGCTAGTATTTATCTTAGAGTAAAAAAGAATGGAAAATATACTTTAAAATGGACAGTAGAAGAACAGAATAATTTAACAGATATTATTCAAACTCAACAAGAGAATACTACACTTGTTAGTTGTATTATGGTATTAAAAACTTTATTTGAAAGAAAGGGGTTGAGGTATAGTGAAAATTCTTAATATATGGGGTAAACTTCCAAATGTGTTTGTAAAAACTTGGGATGGCATTGAAAGTGTATATTATAAGACTGTTTTAGTAAATGGTAAATATAGGTTATATAAATTAATTTACAGATACTTTGACAGCTATGAGATTACTAGATACTGGAGTAGTGATAAAATATTAATAAATAAAGTTAAAGAATATTGTGGGTTAAAAGGTTAAATCAATTTTAAAGCTATTAAAGGCACTTTAAACGAATTTTATAATTTAGGTATATAATTAATCATCTATATACATTAAAATGTGTTTTAAGACTATATAAGAGCTTTAAATTATGAAAGGAAGTGATAGAGATAAAAGAGAAAGATACAATATGGATAAATAGATGGGTAGGCAGAGTACCTATTAAAAGAGAGTTTGATTGTTTAGAATGTGGTAAATATATAGTAGTTACAAGTAAAGAAGATAAAAGAGTTAAATTTTGTTGTGATAATCACAGTAGAAAATACATAAGTAGAGGACATAGACATAAGAAATTAACTAGGAGTAAACGAGAATATAAATCTTTACAAAGAAATGTTATGAAAGAAGTTCATTCAGATTCTTATTATTTTATGGAAAATGGGGTTAAATACAGATGTAGTAAGAATGGCTATAAAATAAGAGAATTATTTAGTAAAGATTTAATAAAAAATAAAAGAAAAGGTTGGAGTACTCAAGATTTAACTGAACTTGTGGGTTTAAAAGTTGGAGGTTTATATAAGGATAAAGATATTGCATTATTACTTGAAAGACCTATAAGTGCAATCAGAAATAAATTCTATGTACTAAAGAAACAAGGTAAAATATCTTTATACTTAGAAAAATTTAAAAAAGGAAGTAAAGTTAATGAATAAAGATAAGATAATAAAGGTAAGTATGTTTGTTATTTGTTCATTTTTAATGAGTGTACTTGTGTGGCTACCTATATATTTAACAACAGCAATACTATTAGCTTATATAGGAATGTTATTGGAGAGTATTAATTTTATAAGTAAAAATACTTTAATAACATATTTACTTAGTGTAAGTAAGATAGTTAGTATTATAATTTCTGCATATATAGGAATATCCTCAAGTAAATTAATTCTTAAAGAAAAATAAATTATTGACATATAGAAATTAAAATGTTATAATAATATTATTAAAATAAATAAAGGGGTTGATAAAATTGAAAAAAGCAAAAGAAACAGATTATCAATTTATGTGTAGACAAGTAGACAAATGTATAGAGGAACTAAAAGATTTAAAAAGTATTCAAACTATACCTTATGGTTTATTATTTACACAAGAAAGAATTAAAGGTAATATTTATAAATCTAAAGTTAAAAGAGTTAGACAAACTATTAATGCTTGGTTAAAACAAGTAGAATCTGAAGAATGGAAATTAAAAGAGTTGGGGTTGATAGAAGATGAAACTATTAATTAGTTGTGTAGTTGGAAATAATCCTAATGCTATTATTACCTATAATAATATTAGAAGATATATATTAGATGTTGATAAGAATAGCTTTATGTCTAATAAGATAGAAGATAGATTAAAAGGCTTAGATTTAATGTGTAAGGCAGAAATGAAAGTACAAGGTAAAGTAAAAGTTTTAACTTATCAGATTGTGAGTGATGACTAATGCCTAGTAAAGTTTATGCTTGGTATAATTCCAATTTAGACAATGGAATAGATAAAGATTGGAATACTTGTAAAGAAAGAAAAGCATTAAGATATAAGTCTTTTAAAACTTTACAAGAAGCACAAGATTGGCTAGATAATGGTGCTAAATATGATAAACCTCAAATAGAATTAAATGAGGGTGTATATTTTGATAGTGGAACTGGACGGGGAAGAGGTATTACAGAAGTCAGAGTAACAGATAAAAATAGGAATAGTTTATTAAAACACCTTATTACTCCTAGATTTACTCAATGGTTAAATAATTTAGGTTGGAAAATAAATGAATTTGATAACATTGAATTAGATGTACATAAATCTAATAATTATGGGGAATTGTTAGGATTATATTTAGCCTTAGAAATAGCAAGGAAATTAGGGTATACAGATGTATATGGAGATAGTAAGTTGGTTATTTATTATTGGAGTAAAGGACAATATAATAACTTACCAAAAGAAACAGTAAAACTTATAGAAAAAGTAACAGAGAATAGAAAAAACTTTGGAGGAAATATTAGATATATTAATGGGGATTTTAACCCAGCAGATTTAGGATTTCATAAATAATAAAAAATAGTGCTTGACAGATTATAAAATATATGTTATAATTATAATACTTAAAAATTTAAAGGTAGGTGATATTTACAACTTATCGAGGAAATAAAATATTATTTTTGGATTTAGATGATGTGATTAATAATAAATACTTTAAAGATGAATAAATAGTTAATACTAATAATAGAGTAGGATTAACTAAGGAAAAATTGGAAGAGATAAAGAGTAAGTTAAAAGATTAAAATGTTGTATAAGTAATATTATACAAAAAAAGAATGAGGAGTGATGTAGTTATGGCTGATAGGATGCTAGTGATTTCTGAAAGTGGTCAAGGGAAGAGTTCAAGTATACGAAATATGGGTAGTTCAGATACTATTGTAATAAAATGTTTTAATAAAAGACTACCATTTAAAAATGGGGATAATAAATTTAAAGTATATACACCAAATAATTATGAAGAACTTATAGGAGCAATAGTAGATATTGTAGAAAAAGATAAGAATAAAAAAGTAAAAAATATAGTTATAGATGATATTATTTACTTTATGTCTGATGAATTTATGAAAACAATTAATGTTAAAGGTTTTGAAAAATTTAGTAATATGGCATCAGGACTTTATGGGGCATTTAAGGATATACCTGATTTATTATTAAAAGATAGACCAGATATTCTAGTAACATTTTTAACACATGCCACAATTAATGAATTAGGTAATATATCTATAAGAACAATAGGTAAATTAATAGATGAAAAAGTTAAACTAGAGGGTATGTTTGAAATGGTATTACTTGCTAGAATGAATGAAGATGGTAAATATGTATTTCAAGTTCATAATATGAATAATAGTAAGTCAGTAGTAAAAACACCTATGGGCATGTTTGATACCGACGAAATAGATAATGATTTATTTTATGTTATTCAAAAAAGAAATGAATATTATGGAATTGAAGAACCTAAAAAAGAAGCAAAATAATACTTGCAATTTTATAAGAGATATGATATAATACTTTTAAATAAGTGTTATATCTATCTTAAAAAGCATTATAAAGTTAGTGTTTTGTAAGATAGATATAATGAAAGTGAGGTGAAACAAATAAAATGAATGAAAAAACTTTAAAAGGTATAATTGAGAGTATATGTGTAAGCTTAGAAATTAATTCTAAAAAATGTGAAGAGTTAAAAGCAACTAATTCAATTATTATTCAACAATTAAAAGAGTTATTTCCTAATGAGTATTATTATAACACAATATTAGAAAATGAAAATCCAATATCAGATGAACAACTAGCAAAGGATTATAACTTTGGGGTATCTACTTTTACAGATTTATTAAGTAATTTAGGAGTTATATATAGTGTAAAAAACTATTACATATTAGCAGAAAAATATCAAGGTTGTAATTATATTAAGAGTGAATTAAAAGATAGTGAAATTATTACTTATTGGACACAAAAAGGTAGATTATTTATTTATGAATTATTAAAACAAAAAGGAATATTACCAACAATAGAAAAAGAAAATATAGATAAGGAGTGATGTATAATGGCAGTAGACAAATCAAAATTAATAGGAAAAGTAGATATTATAGGTGTAGTTCAAGGAATAGAACACCCTACAAAAAATGAAGAAGGTAAACAAGTAGAAATTAAAACTATTGTGAATTTAATAGTAGAAAATCCAGTAACAAAATCAACAGTATCTTTACCATTTTTTACAAATGAATGGGATAAGTTACAATATTTTGAAAACGGGCAACCTCAAAGAGTATCAGAACAAAATGCAACAGAGGAAATGAAAAGAAAAGCTATTAAATATGAAATAAAAGGACAAAAAGAAACAAAAACATATTTAACAGTAAAATCTTTTGTAGATGCCTTAAAATTATTTAAAGGTAAAAAAGTTAAAATTGAAGGTATAAGTAGATATAGAATTAATACTCAAGGATTTTTACAACAAAACTTAGAATGTAAAAAAGTAGAATATATAGACCAAAAAACTACGGATTATAGATTACAAACACATACTTATGTTCTGTTATCTAAAAAAGAAATAGAAACTATGGATTTAGATAAAGAATTAGAGATATATGTTCCACTTAGTACTCAAAATGAATATTATAGACAAAAAGCAATAATTCCGTTAGAAATATTCTTAGATGGTGTTTTGAAAACTGATAGACCTTTGGCAAAACAAATATTAGATACAATGAGAAATGATTGTGCTAAAAGTTTTGAATTAGAAGGGTATTATCTAGTACCTGCAACAATAGAGTTAGAAAATGGTAAGGCATTCAGAGAACCCACAGAAGATGATGTAACACAAGGGGTTAGACTTTTACACCAAGCTACAAGTAAAGGGGATATGGAATTATACAAACAAAAAATGGCTTTAGAATTTAAAAAGATTGGATTAATCCCAGTTGAGAGAGGTACAATAAATATTGCTATTATAGCTTTTGATTAAAAATATGGTCTAACTCGTTGCTTTAGTTAAGAGTTAGACTGTTAAGTATAGTCAGCATATATAGAAATATGTATGTAGAGATAGCGACTTAAAAAAGCTATCCAATACTACTTGAATTGCTGGAAACCCCTAAAGCTAGTATAACTACAACATAACATCTTAAAATAAGATGCAAGTGTGAAAGTGGCGAAAGCAGAAAAAATATACTAGATGACATAAGGTTAAATCCTAAGTGTTATATATAATGGGCAATCAGCAGCCAAGACCGAAAGGTAAGGTTCAACGACTATTCCTCTTGAGGGAAGTACACCAAAGCTGGTGGAAGTGGGTAGACCCAAACAGATAAGGCTGTGGGATAAGATATAGTCTGTGCTTAATAGAAATATTAAGAAGTTCATAAGAGAACTGCATAAGTGGTAGCGTACTTATGTGAACAATACTTCTCAAAAGACCAAAGTAAGAGAGTTACTTATGGTTCTTATAAATTAATTATAAAAACACTTGACTTTTAAGTTTAAATATTGTATAATAATTATTATTAAAACTTAAAGGAGGTGTATTTCATATTGGAAAAGACATATAAATTTAGAATATATCCGAATAAAGAACAAAAGATATTATTAGCAAAGACTTTTGGTTGTGTAAGATTTGTATATAATCATTACTTAAATTTAAGACAAAAGAAATGGAAAGAAGAACAAATAACCTTTAATTTTTATGATTGTTCTAAGGATTTAACAACTCTAAAACAAGAAAAAGAATGGTTAAAAGAAGTGGATAAATTTGCTTTACAAAATAGTCTTAAAGATTTAGAATTTGCTTATAAAATGTTTTGGAAAAAGAATAATGGATACCCTAAATTTAAAAGTAGACACAATAACAACTTTTATTATAAAACTCAATTTTGTAATAACAATATAGAGTTCTTAGGAAATTGTATAAAATTACCTAAATTAAAGAAAGTTAAAATTAAAGATAAAACTGCTAAGATACAAGGTAGAATATTAAATGCAACCATAAAATTGTTTCCTAGTGGTAAATATTATGTTTTCTTATGTTGTACTAATGTAGAAATACAACCTTTAAATAAAACTAATAAGAATGTAGGTATTGATTTAGGAATTAAAGAATTAGCAACTTTAAGTGATAATACTAAATATGAAAATAAACATTATTTAAAAAATTCACTTAAAAGACTTGAATTATTACATAAAAGACTAACTAGAAAACCAAAAGGAAGTCAAAATAGAAATAAGGCAAGAATTAAGTTGGCTAAACTTTATGAAAAAGTAAATAATCAAAGATATGATTATTTACAAAAAGTAACAACAGAAATAGTTAGAAATTATGATATTATTTGCATAGAGGATTTAAAAATATCTAATATGCTTAAAAATCATAAATTAGCACAAGCTATTTCAGATTGTGGTTGGTATACTTTTACAGAAATGTTGAAATATAAATGTAACTGGTATGGAAAGAAATTAATTAAAGTACCAACATTTTATGCAAGTAGTCAACTATGTTCTAATTGTGGATATAAAAATGAAAATGTAAAAGACTTAAAAGTAAGAATATGGATTTGTCCTGTTTGTAATGAAGTACACGATAGAGATGTTAATGCAAGTAAGAATATATTACAAAAAGGATTAGAAATATTAAATAATAATTAATTTATAAGAACCATAGGAACTATGGGGATAGACCACTAAATATATGTGGCTAACAAAAGCACATACTTCGTGGTAATCTCTTACTTAGGTAGGAGAAGTTCAGAAAGTAGATTATGTAGAATATCCTAGTTTACAAGACTACTCTAATAATTCAGGTGCTAATGCAATACAAAATGCTACTCAAAGTTCAATGCAAAAAGCCTTAGAAACTATGAAGAAGATAAAAGAGAATAATCCACAATTCAGTACATCTGTAAATGAAACCCCAAAAGATGAACCTAAAACAGAAGAAAAGGAAGAAGTCAAACAAGAGAATAAAGTAAATGAAACTAAGACAGAAACAGGTTTAGAAGATAAAAAGACAGAGACAACTAGTACAACAGAAAATTCTGAAGACCAATTTCCATTTTAATTTCAATAATTAAATAAAATTAATCAAAGGTAGGTAAAGTTATTTGCCTACCTTATTTTACTAATAAAGGTGGTGTATGTTTTGGCAAGAAAGAAAAAAGATAAAAGTGTAGAAGAAAGAAATAAAGAAATATATGAGAATTTATTAGAATTTTTAATACAAGGTAATAGAAAAAGTCTTAATGCAAAGAATAAAAAGTTATTAAAAGATTTTGAGAACGAAGTAGAAACTTATCCAAAAAGAATATATTTCTTATATCAAATACAAGATAGTTATTTAGAATGGAATACTTTAAGTACAGATGTAAATGCTAATTTTAATCAATTAATATATTTAATTAATTTGAATAAAGAAGATTTACATAGACAATATATTAGTCCATATGATATTGACCCTAAGTATTTAAAAACAGATAAGAGTAAGATTGTAATAAATAAAGATGAAAAGATTATGAAAGATTATACAGAACTTGAAAAAAAGGTAGGGATAATATGAGTGTAATTGATACTAAGAGAGAGATAATGCAAGTGTTAGAAGCTAGATTACTTGCAGGAGTATTACAAAATATAGATAATTTTAATATGTTAGAAGAAAAGACAAATAAAAATGTTATATTTACAGTAGATGATTATAAAAAATTCTATGAAGTATGTAAAATACTATATAATAAACAAAAGTACACTAATATAGATGAGTTTGCTTTATCTACTTTTTTAAACACTTTATCTATTGATGAAAAGAGAAAACAGGAGTGTATGAGTATATTCTATCTTATTCAAGAGTTAAATAAAGAGAATATAATTGATTTTGAGGGTGTTTTAGAGCAATATACAATAGTTAGTGTACCTTTAAGACTATATGATAAGATAGCTCGTAATGGTGGGTTAGAAGAGTTTATAGGTAAATTAACTAATTTTGACAATAGTGATGACTTAACTACTACTATGGAGGGTATGATAAGTGAAATATGTAGTGTAGGTACAGCTGACAGTAACTTTGTAGAAACAAACTTAACTCAAAGTATTACAGATGATTTTATTAAAAATATAAGAAGTGGTAAGAGAATAGATTGTGTGCCTTTTATGCTAAAGTACAGTTATTTGAATAAATATAATAAAGGTATAGTTAGAGGAGTTAATGGTATTGCATCCTATAGTGGATTTGGAAAGACAAATTGGCTTATTTCCGTGTGTGTGCTGTCTTTATTAGAAAATTCTAAAGACAAAATTTGTTTATTCTGTAATGAACAAGCCTATGAAATATTTATACAAACATTAACTTTTGCATATATTACTAATGTGTTTTCATTAATGAATGAAACTGGAAAAATGATAAGTCGTGCTGAATACGGAGAAAATTGCTTGTCAAAAGAGAATATGGATTATTTTATAAAGGCTATGCTAGATTGGAAAGAAAGATATAAAGATAGAATTACACATATTTATTTTGAGAATATGAAACCTAATATACTTAGAAGAGAAATAAAGAAAAAAGTTAGACAGGGATATAGACATTTTGTATATGATACTTTTAAAGCTGATGAAGAAGAGTATAAAGATATTATAGAACTATCTCGTGTAGCAGATAATTTAACTAAGAGATTTAATATTACTTTTACTATTACTCTACAACTTGCGGGAGAATCCTATGGAACAAAATATTTAACTTACAAGTGTTTAGCAAGAGCAAAAGCCATTAAGGAAATATTAGAAAATCTTATGTTATTTAGAAAATTAGATAAAGAAGAACTAGTAAATTTAATAGTTATGAAACACAATGAAGAAACAGGAAAAGATGAAGAAGTATCTTTTAGAACAGATGTGCCTTATTATGCTTTCTTCTGTGATAAAAATAGAAACGGAAGAGATGGCTATGTATTATTATACTATATAGATTTAGATACCCTTTACTATGAAGAAATAGGAGTTATTCAAAATATGCCAAGAGATACCTCAAGGAAAAAATCCTCTTAGTGAGTTGATTTTATGATATTAGAAGATATTGTATTACATAATCTGAACTTAAATAGAGAGATATTATATAGTCTTTTAAATATTTATGTCGGTAAATTAACTCCTAGTTCTGATGGTACTACTCTTAGATTTGATATACACCACAGTTCTAATGCTTATGTTCTTTCATTAGATGATAGTTTAAGGTATTATAATTTTAGAAATAATGAGAAAGGCAACATTTTAGACTTATTAAGTAAATTAGCTGATGTAGATAAAACTAAATATATTACAGAACTGTACTTAAATTTAAGGTTAGAAAATAAACTTATTAATGAGTGTGGAGAAGTAGAAGAATGGAAAGAAAACTATGTCTATCAAGTACCAGAAATATATAATAAAGACTGCTTAGAACAGTACCCAAAAGTTATATCAGAGATGTTTTTAAATGATGGTATAGGAATAGAAACTCAATTATTTTTTAATATTAGATATGATAAAAGAACTCGTAGAGTAGTTATCCCAGTATTCTATAATAATGAGTTAATAGGTGCTATTGGTAGAAGAAATGCTATACATTTACAAGATAAAGAGAATAAATATATGCCAGTTCTTAGATATAGTAAATCTCTTGTATTCTTTGGCTATGATGTTTACTATGATTTAATTCAAAAGACAAAAATAGTTATGTTAGTTGAGAGTGAAAAATCAGTAATGAAAATGTGGCAGATGGAAAGTAAAATACCTACATTAGCACTGGGAAGTAATGCACTTTCAAGAAATCATATAGAGATATTAAAACTCTTACAAGTAGATACAGTTATATTTGCATTAGATAAATCCTTAGATTATGCAGATAGTCTTATTCCTAATATTCAAAGATTAAAGAAATATGGTAGAGAGTGTAAGATTAAATACATAGATGTAAATAATATATCAAATAGTTTACTAGAAGAAAAAGAAGCTATCTGTGATAGAAAAAAGGAAGAAATTACAGAAATATTTATAAAATATTTAAAAGATGAAAATTTTTAGAAATTCCACTTGACAAGGTGGAATTTTTTTGGTATAATATGTTGTAATGCAGAAATTGTATTTAAAATTATTAAAATAGAGGAGTTGATATATGCTATGAGTAACATAGTAAAGATTAAAGAAACAGAAATATTAATAAAGGAGTACAAAGGTCAAAGAGTAGTAACCTCTTGGGATATTGCTAAGGTACATAAAAGAGAAGTAAATGATATTACTAAAAATTTTAATAATAATAAATCTAAATTTATTATTAATGAAGATTATTTTTTAGTAAGTAGAGAAGAAATCTCTGAACAAAAAATATTGATACCAGAATTTATACCTAATAATGTTAAAGAAGTTATAATATTTACTAAAAGTGGCTATTTAAAATTAATAAATAATTTTAAAGAAGATTTAAACTTAATTTTTAAAATTTATTTTTTATTAATAAATGATTTCTCAATTAAAATAAAGATAATAAATGATATATTGTATATAAATGATATAAAAATTTCTGATTATTTGATGAAATATAATAAATTTGAAGAATTTTTTATTGAATTTTCAAAAATTAAAATTGAAAGTAATAATTTAGAGTTAAAATTATTGAGAAAAGAATTAAATAACCCTATATATTATACTTTATATAAGTCAGAATCTTTAACATATTTAAAAGATATATTAGATATAGAAATTTATTATCATAATCAAACAGATAGGAAAGAAAATATAACAGAAAAACAAATACAAGATTATATTATACAAAATTTTAATACTATATTTCCTAATTATATATTTGTTGGAAAAGAAGTATGTGTAAATAAAATAGGAAAGATAGATATACTTGCAAAAGACAAAGAAACAAATAGAGATGTAATAATTGAAATTAAAAAAGGAGAGCAAAATCCTAATAAACAATTATTAGCTTATGCAAAAGGTTATGATAACCCTATACTTATAGGAATTACTAATATGGATAAGAAGTTTTATTTAGATAATATAAAGTATATATCTGTTCCAAATATACAAGAGGTATAAGTATGGAGCAAACACCTCAAGTAGATTTAATAAAGAAACATAAACAATGGTTTAAAGACTTAAGTATACATATAGATAAATTTTATTTTGGTATACTGAAAGATGATTTAACAAAATTAGAACAAATATATATTGGTGGACTTGTAAAAAGTGGTTATTTCACTGAAACAGTACAAGGTTATTTATTAACTTTGAAAGGACAATCTGAATTAGGAGTAAATCAAAAACAATCAGATAAAGTAAAAGAATTAAGAGCTAATAAAGTTAAATTGTGGAGTTTTAGTGAATTAGAACAATGGAATGGTTGTCAACTGTCTTATAAGTTACAAAGAATAGATAGAGTACCTCAATTACACTCATCATATTCATTCTATGGCTCTCTAGCACACGATATACAAGAGAGTTATGTGTTAGGTAATATAAGTTACAAGGAGATGATAGAACAGTTTAAAACTAGGTTAGAAAGGCTTAAAACATTAGGTGTACTTTTACCTAAAGATAGAAAAGGTGGATTAACTATTCAAGAAAATTATGAGAAATGTTTGAAAGACTATTTTAGACATAATTATACTGAAATTACCAAAGATATTAGAGTGGAAGTAGAGGTATTAAACCAAATAGGAGAACATTGGATACTAGGTTATATAGATTATCTTAAAATAAATAGAAAAGAAAATGGAAAGTTTTATTAAATAGTGCAAGAACATTCGCGACACAAGGCTAAGCTCCTTAACTTGTTAAGGAGAGATAATGCCCAGTCGTGAGAAATTGCACAAAAATTTTAGTAAGCATATAGGGAAACTTGTATGTAGACACGGAGCAAAACTGTGCAACAAAGAAACTGAATTGCTGGGAACTCTTAAAGCTAGTATGACCACAACATAATACTTAAGTGAGAATATGGTATAAGTGTGATGGTGGTGAAAGCAGAAAAAATATACTAGATGGTGCAAGGTTAAATCCTAAACATTATGATAATAGACAATCAGCAACTAAGCCTGAAAAGGAAAGTTCAACGACTATCCCTCGTGAGGGGAGTACAATACAAGCGATAGGTATTGGAAGTGGTTTCGCCTAAGGTGTTGAGATACACTATGGATAAGATATAGTCTGTGCTTGTTAGAGATAATAAGAAGTTCATAAGAGAACTGCATAAGTGGTAGCGTACTTATGTGAACGACACTTCTCAAAAGACCAAAGTAAGAGTTACTTATGGTTCTTATAAATTAATTATAAAACACTTTACTTTTGGATTAGAATATGTTATAATAATTATTATAATTTAAAAGGAGGTGTATTTCACATTGGAAAAAACATATAAATTTAGAATATATCCTAACAAAGAACAAAAGATATTATTAGCAAAAACTTTTGGTTGTGTAAGATATGTATATAATCATTTTTTAGCTTTAAGACAAAAGAAATGGAAAGCTGAACAAATAACATTAAATTTTTATGACTGTTCTAAACTACTAACAATTTTAAAACAAGAAAAAGAATGGTTAAAAGATGTAGATGGATTTTCTTTACAAAACTCTTTAAAAGATTTAGAATTTGCTTATAAAATGTTTTGGAAAAAGAATAATGGGTATCCTAAGTTTAAAAGTAAACATAGTAATTATTTTTCTTATAGGACTCAATTTTGTAATAATAATATTGAATTTCTAGGAAATAGTATTAAATTACCTAAATTAAAGAAAGTAAAAATAAAAGATAAAACTACTAAGATACAAGGTAGAATACTTAATACTACTATTACACAAGTACCTAGTGGAAAATATTATGTTTCTATTGTTTGTACTGATGTAGAAATACAACCTTTAAAGAAAACTAATAAGAATGTAGGTATTGATTTAGGAATTAAAGAATTAGCAACTTTGAGTGATAATACTAAATATGAAAATAAACATTATTTAAAGAACTCACTTAAAAGACTTGAATTATTACATAAAAGACTAACTAGAAAACCAAAAGGAAGTCAAAATAGAAATAAAGCAAGAATTAAGTTGGCTAAACTTTATAAGAAAATTACTAATCAAAGACAAGACTATTTACAAAAAGTAACAACAGAAATAGTTAGGAAATATGATATTGTTTGTATAGAAGATTTAAAAATATCTAATATGCTTAAAAATCATAAATTAGCACAAGCTATTTCAGACTGTGGTTGGTATATTTTTGTAGAAATGTTAAAATATAAATGTAATTGGTATGGGAAACAATTAATTAAAGTACCAACTTTCTATGCAAGTAGTCAACTATGTTCTAATTGTGGATATAAAAATGAAGATGTGAAGAATTTAAAAGTGAGAATATGGACTTGTCCTGTTTGTAATGAGGTACACGATAGAGATATTAATGCAAGTAAAAATATATTACAAAAAGGACTAGAAATATTAAATAATAATTAATTTATAAGAACCATAGGAACTATGGGGATAGACCACTTAATATATGTGGCTAACAAAAGCACATACTTCGTGGTAATCTCTTACTTAGGTAAGAGAAGTTCAGGTAGATATTATAGATTTTAAGACTTCTACTATATTTACAAAAGAAGAAATGAAAATAAAAGCAAGACAATTAATATTGTATAAAATATTATTAGAAAAATCTTATCCTAATATAGTAGTGGAAAACTTAGGATGGGATTTTATGAAATATGTTAATATTTATTTTAATAGTAAACAATCTAGGAAGTCAAGGAAAGATAATTATATAGAACCTTATTATGATAAACTAATAAAAGAACTTGGGGAGGATATGGACAAAGAAATTCAGAAATGGATTAGAACTAAGACTATACCTCAAGAGTATCAATATTTAATTAATATAAAAAATTGTTATGTGTATTATTATCCTACACAAGAAGACATAGATGAAATTACTCAATATGTAGAAAATACTACACAAGAAGTTAAGAATGGTATAGAAAAGAATGAATTTACTAATAGAGATTATGCAAATGAACAATTTTTTTGTGATAATTTGTGTGGATTTAGAGAAAAATGTCCTATTATAAATCAATCTAATATACCACAAGGAAAATCAATGAATAGCATTTTACAAGACATATTAAAAAAGAGAAAGGAAGGAAAATGAAGCCTATTAAACATATAGTTAGCTTTTCAGGAGGAAAAGACAGCACAGCAATGCTTCTAAAAATGATAGAAAATAATATGCAAATAGATGACATAATATTTTTAGATACTACAGTAGAGTTTCCAGAAATGTATGAGCATATTGAAAAAGTTGAAAAGTACATAAATCATAAAGTAACAAGATTAAAAGCAGAGAAGAGTTTTGAATATATGTTACTTGAGTATGAAAAAAGAAAGGTAAGAATAAAGGACAAAAAGGTTATTCGTTCCCAGATTTTCGTAATCGCTGGTGTACTCAATATTTTAAAAAATCTATGATAAAAAGGCACATAAAAGAAAATTACAAAGATTTTGAAATAATTGAATACCATGGGATTGCAGTTGATGAAGTGAAAAGATTAGAGAAAAATAAAGAAAAGAATATTAAATATCCACTTGCAGATTGGAATATGACAGAAAAAGATTGTTTAGAATACTGTTATGCTAAGGGATTTAATTGGAATGGTTTATATGAAAAATTTGCTAGATTATCCTGTTGGTGCTGTCCTTTACAAAGATTAGGAGAATTAAAAATTCTATATGAAGAATACCCTAATCTATGGAATAAATTAAAATATTGGCAAGAAAATACCTATAGAAAATTTAGAAGTAGATATACAGTACAAGACTTAGAAGATAAATTTAAAAAAGAAATAGAAAAGGAGAGAAACAAATGAAAAAAATAGATTATACTTTATTAGATGGACAAACTTATCAATTAGAATTCAAAAGTGGATATGGACACAGTGTAGGAATAGATGTGGCTTTGGCAGAAAATGTTGAATTACACTATGGAGAATTTAAAATATGTTCTCTTGGGTTCACTATGAAAGTACCTGATGGGTATAAAGCAGATTTAAAACCTAGAAGTTCAACATTTAAAACTTGGGGAGTATTACAAGCTAACTCAATCGGGCTATTTGAACCTAGTTATAGTTCCACACTAGACAAATGGGCTATTCCATTGTTTAGACCTTTAGATTATAAAGCTATGCAAAGATTATCTAATGGGGATAAATCTTTGTCAGACGATGTTTTAATTATTCCAAAAGGTACTAGAATAGGACAAATAGAAATATTTAAGGCACAAGATGAAGTAGAATTAAATTTAATGAGTAATGAAGAGTATGCAAAGAAACACCCAAATGTTAGAGGGGGATTTGGTAGTACAGGAGTTAAATAAGAAAGGATTTATATGAAGATATTTGAAATTTATAATATTAATTTGGATGAAACATTATATGTACATAGTTTATATGATTTTTGTAAATTTAATGGAATAACTGAAAGATTATTAAGATATACGCATCCAAACTTAAAAGAATTACACGATAAGGATAAAAATGTGAGATGGCAACCTTATCATAAAGGATTTAAAATAGTAAGAGAATTTAACGATAAAGATATATATAAATCTAATTATGAGGATAAAAAAGCTATATTTGTAGTGGATTTAACAGAATATTATGGAATACCTAGTTTATATAAAAAAAAGGAAGAAATTAAAGAAGCAATGAAAGAACAGCATAGACAAGCAAATACTAATAGTAGTAAAGAAACTTACGATTTTAGTGATTTAGGAACTGAAAAACAAGAAAATACTACGGATGAGTATTTAGTTAAAAAATATCAAGCAAGTTTAAAAACTATTCAAAAATTAAGAGATGAAAACAATTTATTAAGAAAATCAGCAAGAGAAACATTTAGAGGAGAACAAGCCTTAGAGGAGATAAAATCCAAATTATACTCAATGGCAAAAGATTTAAGTGCATTAGATTTTATTGAGAATTGGGGAAAAGAGAAAGAATTTATTGAAACCAAAAATAATAACATAGGGATTTTAGTATTATCAGATTGGCATATAGGTAAATTAGTAAATTTAGATGAAAATAAATTTAGTGAAGATATAGCAGTTCAAAGACTTAATAAACTATATGAAAGAATTAGAGAGCAAATATATACTTATGAATTAACTGAATTAAGAGTAGTTTTATTAGGGGATTTCATACATGCACAGAGTAGACCTGATATGAAAACACAAGGACAATATGTGGAGATTGAAAGTGGACTTAAATGTTTTTATTTAATTAAGAATTTAATAGATAGACTTTATAATCACTTAAATAAAATAGATATTGATTGTGTAGTTGGTAATGAAAGTAGATTTGATAGTAGCAACCCTCATACTAATTTGAATGAAGTAGCAAAGAACTCAATAGATTATATGATTTATGAGATGTTGAATTTAGCTTATAAAGAAAATAAAGGAATATTAGTACATTCAACAAATAATTATTTTGAAAATTTAGTGGATATTAATGGATTTAATTTACTTGCTATTCACGGGGATAAGATTAATCATAATAAATTAGAGAGTGAATTATCTAAATTAAAATATAAAATATATCAAGATACTAAAAAATCTGTGGATTATATAGTTATGGGGCATATTCATAGTGCTTTAATTACAGATGGATATAGTAGAAATGCTAGTTTAGTAGGAGCTGATGAGTATGCAACAAGAGGACTTAATATACCTGAAAGTTATGTCAGTCAATTATTTGGAGTTTTGAATAGAGATACTAAAGAATTAATAATGTTTAGTTTAAAATTGAAATAATAGAGGAGAGTTTATATTTGCATAAAGAAAAAGAAGAAATAAAAGAAGATAAGGATAAAGAGTATGTAGTTCCAGAGTCAGAGATAATATTTAAGAATATTAATATGATGCTTTTTGACTTTGATACTTATAACGATGACTTTAAATTTACACCTAATTTTCTAGCAATAGAGGGAGATTTTCAAGATTTAATAGATAGAACATTAGAAAATAGATTAGTATATGTCAATATTGATTATTCTAGTTATGGTGGGGATTTAATGGTACTATTAGCCTTATATAATAGAATAAAACAATTAAACTTGTTGAATATTCAAGTAAATATTAATGTAGTAGGCGATTTAGCAAGTTGTGGTGTGTTTTTGATATTAATGTTAGCGAAAAAAAAATTATGCACATTTACTTTTAATACCTTATTTGACCCAGTATATCTTGTACACGAGGGGTATATGAAAGTTTACACAAAAGATTTAAAAGATAATGAAAGCTATGTTTATCAAGCTAATTCTAAATTAAAAGCTACTAATAAAAAAATGTTAGAGTTAATACAAGAATTTGTACCTTTATCTAAAACTGAAATAGGTAAGTTTAAAAAAGGTAAAGATATTTTCTTAGAACACAAAGATATATATAAAGCCTTAGAAGAAAGAGACTTAATTCAGAAGGAGTTTCCTATAAAAGCAGATGTAATAGAATTTTCACAAGAAAATATAGATAAAAAAGATAAGGAGTAGGTATTTTATCTACTCTTTATTTTATACTTGACAAAATAAGAATTGTATGATATAATAAATTATCTTAATTTTAAAAGGAAGTGATAGAATGAGAAAATTAATATTATTAATATGTATACTGTGTTCATTTACTTGTTTAGCAAAAGAAAAAGAACATTTTGACATAATAGTTAATCAATTATTTGAATTTGAAGGTAGAAAATTAGTTAAGGCAGAAGATGGATATTCAAAATATGGCTTGACAAAATATTATACAAATGATATAATAGGGTTGACTGAAACAAAAGCTAGAAAGATTATATATGATAAATTATATGGTAAATATGATTTAGATAGAATTAATAATCTAGCAACAAAACATTTTGTATTTGATTTCTTGTATAATACAAATCCTAATAAAGCTATAAAGATAATTAAAAAAGTTTGTAAAAATTATGATGAGGAGATTAATTTAGAAAATTATACTTTATCTGATAAAGTAATTAATGTTTTAAATAATAATCCCCAAGTATTTGAAGAATTAATACAAGCAAGATTAAAATATCTTAGAGGTTTAAAAATGTATAAAAAATATGGTAAAGGTTGGGAAAATAGAGTTGATTGGTTTACTATAAATTATTCAGAGTACATTAAGGAGTATCAAATACAAAGATATATTAATAATTTTATGTTTAGTGTAAGTGAGGTGGTAAAATGTTCATTGGAACATAAAAATAATGAATATAACAGATGAATTACAATCAAAAATAGTAGATGATATTAGGTATAAATTACTTTCTCATTTTAAAGTAGATAATTTTAGTGTAGTTATTGCTTGGTTTAAAGTAGAAGAGTTATATAAATGTTTTTATTGTGATAATTCACATAATTTAAGTAATCAAATAATAGAGAATAATTTAGATAATATTATATTGAAATTAAAGGAAATTAATTGTATGGAAACTATGGAGAGTAAATAAAAATGACAACAGATATGTTAGAGTTAGGTGTATACAAGCTATTTGAGGAAGGTAATTATCAAGCATTAATACCAAGAGTTCAGAGAAAATTTAAAATACATGAGTGTGATATAGTAGTTGTAACAAATGATGACTACATTTATGAGATTGAGTTAAAAGTGTCTGTGTCGGATTGCAAAAGAGATAGAGAAAAAGAACATCAACACAAAGATTTATATAATAGGTTAAAATATCAATATTTTGCTTTACCTAGTTCAATAGTAGATGAATGTATAGACTTTATACCTGAACATTTTGGTATAATAGTTATTAATGATGAAACTCTTGAAGGTTCTTTCATAAAAAAAGCAGAAATGAATAAAAAGCATAGAAGAATTAGTAAGGGAGAGTTAATTAATTTATTGACAACAGGGTGCAAAAGATACTTTCAAAAATTAGATAATATATGGAAAAAGGAAGAGGATAATGATGAAGAAACAAAAAAATGAAATATTAATTGATGGAAACTTTATTTTAGATATTTTATTTTTAGGAATGATAGGATTATATTATATAGGTTATTTAGAATTAGATTGGTATTCACTTGGATACTATACAGTTCATATAGTAGGATTATTGTGTTTATTAAATTTAATATTAAAAATTATAAAATTTATTTATAATAAATTAAAAAAGAATAAAAGGAGTGATGTATAATTATGGTTAAAATCAATTTAAAATTAAAAGAGGTTAGAAATAAAATAGATTATATAGGAAAATATTTTAAAATAGAGGCAGATGAACCTACTAAAGCTATAGTAAGAAAATATATAAGTAAGGTAAGTTCAAAATATGAAAGTGAAGAAGGGTATATTAATTGGAATTTAAAAGAAGATATACTTGAAGAAAAATCTTTTACTTTTGTATTTTTTGGAAAAAAAGAGTGGTTAGAAGAGTTAGATTATTTAAAAAAAGAATTACAAGAATTTGCAAATAAAGAAGAAAAATTAAAAGAAAATGAACATCATATTAAACCTAATAAAAATAAATCTAATGTGGGTAGTATTCTAAAACCAAAAGAAGAACCTAAAAAATATACAGGTTATACAGTTAAATTAGATTTAACAGATGTAGAAAATACTTTTAGAAATTTAATAGAAGAATATACTACTGAACTCAATAAACCTAAGTATACACAAGAGATAGATTTTGTAAAAATGCTAGATAGTATTAGAGAGGCAATAAATAATAAAGATGTAACAATAGTAGACTGTATGGCTTTTATATCAGACTTAAATGATTATTTAACTAATTTGATTTCAGGATTTTATAATGCCTAGTCAAAATATATTAATGTACCTTGAGTTAATTCAAAATATTCAAGGTACTAATGATAAAAAAGCAGTATTAAAAGAATGGTATGATATAAATAGTTCACAATGTATCAAAGTAATGAATTTTTTATATAATCCTAATATAGTTACTAATATGTCTACTAAAAAAATTAAAAAAGTATTTAGTGAACCTATGTTATCGACTGATGATATTAAAATTTTAGATGATAATATATTAATGGTCATTATGATGTACTTAGTAGATAACTGTACAGGAACAGATGAAAATATAAGAGTATTACAATCTTATAGAGATTTATATACTTATTCTCAATCAAAAGAATTTTTAGAATTGTTTATGTGTAAAGAATTATCTATTGGCTTGGATATAAAAGCTATCAATAATGTTATTCCTAATTGTATTAATATTATTGAACCTATGTTAGCAACTAATTATATCAATGTAGCTGATAAGCTAGACCAGAGTAAAATTTATTATATTACACTTAAATTAGACGGAAATAGATGTATAATAGATAATAGGAATGGAACAATAAAAGCATATAGTCGTAATGGAGTAGAAATAAAAGGCTTAGATACCTTTTTAAGCTGTTTAAACTTACCTAGTGGTAAAATATATGATGGAGAGTTATTACCTCGTATAACAGCTAATAAGAGTTCTAAAGACCAATACAAAGAAATTAGTTCTATTATGAGAACAAAGGGAGAAAAACCAAAAGACCAAATTACATATCATATCTTTGATATTATAGATTATGATGTACCTTATATGCAAAGAAGAAACTACATAGACAACATTGAAAATACTGAATATCAACAAATTTGTCCAGTTTTATATAAAGGACAAATAAATAATGCAGTATTTAAGTTGTTAGATGAAGTTGTAGCACAGGAACAAGAGGGTTTAATGGCAAATGATATTGAGGGTATGTATGAGAGCAAAAGAGTAAAAAGTATATTAAAATTTAAAAAGTTTAATACAGTAGATTTAAAATGTATTGGTGTTGAACAAGGAGAAAAGAAATATGCTAATACTCTTGGTGCTATTGTTTGTGAATATAAAGGAAATACAGTTAAGGTAGGTAGTGGATTTACAGATAGTCAAAGAGATTATTATTGGAATAATCAAGATGAGATTATAGGTAGAGTAGTAGAGATACAATATTTTGAAGAAACACAAGATAAACAAGGTAATCATTCCTGTAGGTTTCCAACCTTTATACAGTTAAGGGATTTGGGAAAAGAGGTATCTTATGATTAATTTTGATAATGTAAAAGATAGAATGAGAATAATAATGTATGCTCTTAGATATGCAATTAGTAGAAGAAGTTATGCATTATCAGATGCAAAAGAAATATTATTAGTTTATGGTAAAGATTTACAACCACATTTATTATATTCTCTACTGGATGATTTACAATATGAAATTAATAGATGTGGTACTGAAAATATGGTAGGGTGTAAAACTGAATTAATTTTAATGCAAAATTTAGTAAAAGAATTATTGTTAGAGAAAGGAATTAAAGAAGATGAGTTTTAGTGAAGATTTAGTAAAAAATTACAAAGCAAGACAAAAATCAATAAAAATAATGAAAGAGGATTTTAAAAAAGTATTGGGAGTACCTTTTGAATTATATAAACAAGGAATAATAGATGCTTATACAAGTGGAAAATTTAAGTTTGATGTAAGTTTAACCGAGGAACAAAAGGTAAAAGCAAGAGAATTAGATGATTTACTATGGGATTATAAAGATGAAACTCTAAGAGAACTCTTAGAAGAAAAAGAAATAGCAGTAATAGTAGATAGATTTCTCATTAGAGCTTGGGGAGATGAAGGGGAAATGGCTTATATAATTATTTTCTTTTCAGAGGATAGTAAAAAAGAACAAGATAAAAAATTAAAAGAAAATTAAATTTTTACTTGACAAATAAAATTGAATATGTTATAATATAGTAAAGAAGATAAAACAGAAGTTCACAGCAATTAAAGTCTAATTCTAATTGGTTAAGAAGAGATACCTTCTGTTTTCTCTTTAAATATAATTATTTTAAAATTAAAGAGGAGTGATGTAAATGTCAAATGTATTTATGAAAGAATTACAAAAATGGGGTAACTTGACTGAAACTGAAAATGGTGCAATAGCTGTTAAATCTACTTTAGATAGTGTAGTAGATTTATTTGGTACAATAGGCTCTATGAGAGAAAATAATTACCATGAACCTGCCAGTGTGAATAAGGAATTATTACCTATGTTTGCCAAAGCAATGCAAGAAAATAAAGAGTTAGCAATGAAAACTTTATTTTATGCAAGAGATTGTAGAGGTGGAATGGGAGAAAAAGAAGTTTTTAAGACTGTTATATTAGCTCTTTTAAAACTAGAAACAGAAGAAAGTTATTTACTATTTAAAAATAATATGGCTAATATAGTTGAGTTTGGCTCTTGGAAAGATTTATTAGATGTATTTAATAGAACTAATAACTCACAAGCAAAATTAGATATAGTAGATTATATCTATGATACTATTCATACAGATATTAGATTAATGAATGAGTGTAAAACTCCTAGTTTATTAGCAAAATGGTTACCTACTATAAATAGTAAATCTAAACATACTAAATTAAAAGCTAAAAATTTATTAACTTTAATGCCAAAATTAGATTTTGATTATAGAAACTACTGTACTCAAGCTAGAAAGATGTTAAAAATAGTTGAAAGAAATATAGCACAAAAAACTCTTAATGAAATTAATTATAGTGCAGTACCCAGTAGATGTATGTTATTTAATAGAAATTTATTTATAGAAAAGGATAATAAACATTTTAATGAATACTTAGATAGTTTACAAAAAGGAGAAACAAAAATCAATTCTTCTGTGTTATTTCCTAGTGATATTACAGATGCTTATTTAAGTAAAGGTTTTGATTGGAAAGGTTTTTCTTATGAAGTAGACACAGTACTGGAAGAACAATGGAAAGCATTACCTAATTATATGGATAAGCCTTTAAATGCTATATGTGTAGTAGATACAAGTGCTTCAATGTTTGGAGTTCCTATGAATGTAGCGACTGCATTAGGTATTTATATAGCTGAAAGAAACCCAAGTGAAACTTATAGAAATAAATGTTTAGAATTTTCACATATAGTTAAGTTTATAGATTTTTCAAAAGCCAAAACTTTAAATGAAAAAATGTGTTGTTATACCTATCAATGTGCTGATACAAATATAGAAAAAGTATTTAATTGCATTTTAGAGTTAGCAATAGCAAATAATTTAAAACAAGAGGATATACCTACACATTTAATTATATTATCTGATATGCAATTTAATAGTGCAACAGGAAATTATACTAATTCTGATAGGAAATTTAAAACTCTTATGGAAAAAATTAGAGATAAATATAATCAACAAGGATATAAAATTCCTCAAATAATTTATTGGAATTTGAATGTCAGACGACTTAATTTTCCTGAAATTGCAAAAGATGGAGTATGTTACGTAAGTGGATACAGCCCTGCTATTATGAAAGCTGTATTAAATACAGAAATGCTAACACCATTACAAGTGGTTAAGAATGCAGTATTAGTAGATAGGTATAAAAATGTATATTTTGGATAAATAATATAAGGCTAGATTTATTCTAGCCTTTAACATTAATGTAAAAGGAGAAAGTTTGAATAATATAATACAATTAAATAATAGTAAAAATGGAATGATAACACAAGGTAAAATGTATGGTTTATACAATGCACTTAGAGTTAGTGGCTTTCCTATGCAAATAGAAGGTAAAGTTGAAAGTGATATACAGTTACTTAACAGAGGAATAAAGTTAGGTAATACTCCTGTGGGAGAGGGACATGATAATTTTCTAAATGGAATAATAATACAATTTGATGGGGATTTCACTAATAAATTTACAGTAGAATTTCAAAGATATCATCATAAAGATTATATTTCATCTCAAAGTTTACAATTTACTGTAGCAAAAAGAGATGAAACATTCTTTGATAAATATACTTCTAAGAAAGCAATAGAAGCATTTTTAGAAGCAAAAGAAAATTATTTAAAAAATAAAACAAAAGAAAATTATTTAATTTTACTTATGTCTACTCCTAATGGAATGAAAATAAAAGCAGGAATAACAACTAATATGAGGCAATTAAAAACTATGTATAAACAAAGAAGAACTCATAGATTACCTGAATGGCAAGAATTTTGTGATTGGTGTTTGACTATTCCATATTTCAAAGAATTAACAGGAATAACTGAATAATATTTTAGGCTCTGTAATAGTGTTTAAAATCATTCTAAAACATTTTTGATATAATAAGTCGTCTAAAAGTTTTGAAAGAGTTTAAACACTAAATTATAAAGCTTAATAAATAATAATTATTCTAAATAATATTTAAAGGAGAGATAATACGGATACTAATTTAAAACCTAGAATAAGAAATTTAAGAAATAAATTGTCAACTTATAAATATGTTCATTTTACTTATTATGATATGTTTTGGAATGAAAAAATAGTAAGTTATAAACAAAAAGATTTAGATATAGTTTTATGTACTACTTTTTTCAGACTTTATATACATTCATTAAGATTTCATAGTAATGTAGAACCTATTGTTAATATTACTAATGTTAAATTTTCTAATAGACCTAATGAGAATATAAACAGTTTTAATAAATCTTATAGAGATATGGTACATATTCAATATTTGAATTATGATGGAAAAAATGATAAAAGTAAAAATATAGCTATAATTTATTCAAAAGATTATAGAGTTCAACAATTTAGATTTGATTTAGAGGTGTGGTATAATTTTAATGAAACAAAAGATATGTTAAAAGCCTTAAAGGATAAAGCTGTAAGAAAAGCTATTTTAAATTATACAGATAAAAATAAAATACCTGATGTAATTAATTATGATGAAATAAAACAAAATAGTAATGATTGGAGTTATTTAACTAATATATTTTCATTAATAAAACCCTTGAAATTAAAGAAAAAGAATAGAAAATATAAAATGTTAGGTTAAAATTCCTAACATTTTTAATTTAGGTGTTGACTTTATTTATTTTCTATGCTATAATTAGATTATAAAAGTAAAAGGGAGTTGATATATGGATAAAAGTTGTAGATGGTGTGTCTATTTTAATACCAAAGAAAGAAAATGTGATAGGTTAGAAAGTGGATTTAAGTTTGATAGAGAAAATACTGTTAAAACTATAACTAATGAGGTAGAAGATGAAGTATTATCAGAATTGGCTAATTTAGAACAAGATATAGACTTCATTTTAGATGATGTTTCAGGTATAACCTCTAGTCAAATACTAGAAATAGGTACTTTATTTGCCAATTATAGAGATACAATAGGCAAAAGAATTAGAAATAGAGTAAATGAAGAGTTAGATTGGGTAGAGTATGAAGGTATAAAAACTGTTACATACGATGATGAGTTTTATTGTAAATATTGGAGGTAATATGAGTAATAAGAGAAATAGAATTGAATTAAGTAAGAAAATTAGAGCAGACTACAGGGAAAAATATATAAAAGATTTATTAGAGCATATCAAACAAGGTTTAATAAATAAAAATAATGCTTTTAAGGAGTATGTTATTGAGTGTTATAATAAAGGAGTATATAGATGTACTTTAAGTTTAGATATAGATATAAAATTTATAAATCATATTAAATTAGCTGATGATGAGTATACTTCTATTAAAGATATGTTCTTAGAAAATCAATATAAAGCATTTTTAGCAACAATAAATAATTTTATTATAGAAGAATTTAATTTAGAAGGATGTATAGATTTTATTAGTAGTGATATAAAAATAAATGAAGAAGATTTTTCTGAAGAATTTACAAGTATTAATGAATATTTGCATACAGAAATAATATTTAAAGATTAAAGGAGCAAAAACAGTTATTAAAAATATATTGAAATGTATTTAGATATATGTTAATATATTTATACGAAAAAGATATATAAACCAGTATACATATATTTTTTGTTGCATATATGGACTTAGAAAATATAGAAAACAAATAAAGGAGAATAAAGATGTATAAAGCACTAAAGATAGAATTAAAACTAACAATAGCACAAAAGTTGCAAGTAAATAAAACTATTGGAACAGAAAGGTTTATATATAATGAATATATTAAATATAATCAAAAACAATATACATTAGGAAATAAATTTGTTAGTGCTAATGATTTTTCTAAATATATTAACAATGTCTATCTACTTAATAACCCTGATAAAAAATGGATAAAAGATGTTTCTTCTAAATCAGTAAAACAAGCTATAATTTATGGAGAGAAAGCATTTAAAAGATTTTTTAAAGGTTTAAGTGCTTTTCCAGTTTTTAAGAAAAAAGGTAAAAATGAATTAGGTGCATATTTTGTTAAGAATAATAAAACTGATTTTGAATTTTACAGACATAAAATAAAAATACCTACATTGAAATTTGTAAGAGTAAAAGAATATGGATATATACCTAAAAATGCAATTATTAAAAGTGGTACTATAACTAAAATAGCTGATAGATATTTTCTATCACTTATTATTGAAGTAAAAGATATAGTCAAAACTGAAAATACAAGTACAAAAGGTTTAGGAATAGATTTAGGTATAAAAGATACAGCTATATGTTCTAATGGAATGGTATTTAAAAATATAAATAAAACTAAGAAAGTTAAGAAATTAAAAAAGAAACTTAAAAGAGAACAAAGAAAGATGTCAAGAAGTATAGAATATTCTAAATCTAATAAGATAAAATTAAAAGAATTAAAAAACTTTAATAAGAAAAAGTTAAAAGTACAAAAGATATTTTATAGACTTAATTGTATTAGAGATGACTATAATAATAAGATGGTAAATGAAATAACAAGAGCCAAGTTAAAATATATTACTATTGAAGATTTAAAAGTATCTAATATGATAAAAAATAAACATCTTTCAAAAGCTATACAAGAACAAAATTTCTATGTGATAAGAACTAAACTTATAAATAAATGTAAGGAGAGAAATATTGAATTAAGGTTAGTAGATACTTTCTATCCAAGTTCCAAAACTTGTTCTTGTTGTGGTAGTGTAAAGAAAGATTTAAAATTAAATGATAGGATTTATAAATGTTGTAATTGTGGTTTAGAAATAGATAGAGATTACAATGCAAGTATAAATCTTGAAAAGGCAAAAGTATATAAAATTATAGCTTAAAGTTATAATTGAAATAGAGTATATATTCTCAAATAATATAAAAAGGAGAAAGCTACTAACAAAGCAAAAGAGAATATATATATATATGTACCGATGGCTAGTCGGGAATTAACGACTATGGAGAGTACAAGGAACTATGAGTAGATACATTGTATTGAAAGTATACTCATTGAAGTAGTAATTTTCTAGTGTATTAAATATATTTTAATACATTTTTAGTAGCAGGAACAGTTGAAATCAACAGTAGAAGCTATGAGTGGAATATATGCACAATTAATAGGACAAGATGTGAGAGTATTACCCTTAGTAGAAGCTTGTAATAAAATATTAGATTATGTATTAGAAAATGGTTTTGGTGGGGGGTCTAGTAATCCTTTAACTCCTGCTCAATTAGAAAAAATTAAAAAAGATGTAATAGACAGAATAAAGACACAAGTACCTATTGGGGTTATGCTAAAAGACTGTGAATTAGTAGATAGTAAATTAAAATATACTTTATCTGATAATAGTAACAAAGAATTAGATTTAGCAACAATAATTAATAAATCAGTTAAAAATTATGTAGATACTCATAAGTCTGAATTAAAAGGAGATAGAGGATTTAAAGGGGAACAAGGAGTAGCTGGTGTTAATGGTAAATCTGCTTATGAAATTTGGAAAGATAAAGGAAATACAGGTACAGAACAAGACTTTTTAAATTCCCTTAAAGGACAAAACGGTACACAAGGTCAAAAGGGAGAAAAAGGTAATACAGGAGAATCAGCTTTTGAAACTTGGAAAAGAGTCAAAAGTAAACCTACAGCTAATGAAACTGAATTTTTAGATAGTTTAAAAGGGGCTAAGGGGGATACTGGTAGTAAAGGTTCTGATGGTATTCAAGGACAAAAAGGTAATGATGGAATAGGAATTACTAACATTGAAAAAGTAGGGGATAAATTAAAGATAACTTTATCTAATGGACAAGTAAAAGAATTTACATTACCAAGCGGGGGTAGTGATACTACTGGAATAACAGAGGAACAAGTAAAGACACTTATTAATACTCTTTATAAACCACAAATAGATAGTAAATTAGAAAGAGGTAGTTTAGATAAGAGTATAACAGCTGACCAATTAAAAAAATCAATAGATAAAAATACTAATAAACTAACTCAAACTATTACAGATTTAAAATTAGTAGGAGATAAATTAAAATATAAAGAAAATGATATTGAAAAAAGTATAATATTACCTAGTGGGAGTGGAGGATTAACTACACAACAAGTAAAACAACTTATAGATACAGATTATTTACCTATTATTAATTCTAAATTAGAAAAAGGGTATTATACAGGTAAAGCTGAGGATTTAGCAAAAAGCATAGATAATAAAGTTGATAAAACAGATTTACAAAATTATGCTAAGAAAACAGATATAGTTGAATTTATTAAAGGTGTTGATGCTGATAACAAATACAATACCAAAAAAGAATTTGATAAGTTAAAACATATAGCAACGACCGAACTAACTTTATCAGGTAATGATTTAGTTTTCAAAGAAAATGATGTAGTTAAAAGAATTAATTTACCTGTTAATAACTCAGGAGGAGGATTAACAGAAGGTCAAGTTAAATCTATAATAGATAGAGATTATAAACCTAGTATAGATAGTAAAGCAGAAAAAAGCGAACTTATTAATTATGCTAAAAAATCAGAAATTACTAATTTTATTACAGAAACAAAAGCAGATAGTAAGTATCAGCCTAAAGGAAGTTATATTACTAAAACCGAATTAAATACTAAATTAGATAAGGTTACCTATCAACAAGATATAGCAACTTTAAACAATAGTATAAACAGTAAACAAGATAAAGCTACTGCAGTAAAAATTGAGGAAGTAAAAGCAGAAATACAAAAAATAGTAGGAACTGCACCTGAAGCTTTAAATACCTTACAAGAACTTGCTGAAGCTTTAGGAAATGACCCTAATAAAATTAATACTATTATCACGCAATTAGGATTAAAAGCCGATAAAACGGATTTAAACACTTTAAAAGAAAAAACAATTACAGAAGTTACTTTTGAAAATAATAAAATTAAATATAAAGAAAATGGGTTAAGTAAAGAAATAGATTTAAGTTCGTATGTTAATCCATCTACTCAAGACATAGAAACAATAGTAGAAAATAAAGGAAATACTTTATATGAAAGTAAAGATAATACTATAGTTAAAAATTTAATTTATGATACTTCAAGTAAAAAAATTACTTATAAAATGAATAATGAAAATAAAGAGATAGATTTACCTAGTCTAAAAGGTAAAGATGGTATAAGTTTAGATTTTAATTGGGATGGCACAAAATTAGGAATTAAAAAATCTACTGAAAATTCTTATACTTATGTTGAATTAAAAGGTTCACAAGGTACTAATGGTGTAGGTATAAAAGAAATTTCGCTTACAGGTAATAATCTTAATATTAAGTTGGATACAGATGAAATAAAAACTGTTAATTTACCTTTATTAAAAGGAGAACAAGGAGTTAAAGGTAACGACGGTGTAGGCATCACTAATATCACAAGTTCAGGCACAGAATTAACAGTTAGTCTTACTGATGGTTCTAATAAGAAATTCAATATACCCACTATAAAAGGGGATAAGGGAGAAAATGGACTTAATGGTGCTAAAGGTTTAGATGGCATAGGTATTAAGAATATTACTCAACAAGGTAAGAAAATAAATATAGAATTAACAAATGCTACCAATAAAGAATTTAATATACCTGAGCAAGAATTACCTAATGGAACTACTATATTAAATAAGATTATGGATGAAGGTCAACAAAATGATTTTACTAAATTAAAAGGTAAATTAGATATAAAAGAGCCTGATTTAAGTTCTTATCTAAAAACTGAGGATTTTAATACTAAATTCTTAGAAGAATTTGAAAAGAATTGTGTAGTATTAACTAAATCAGAATATGAAGCTTTACCTCAAAAAGACCCTCACAAATTTTACTTAATTAAAAAGGGGTAATATGAGTATAGATTTTAATGACATAATTTTGATAAATAAGAATAATGAATCCCTCTTAGAATTATATAGAGGGGTTCATAAGTTATGGAATACAGATTTTAACTATATAAAATATATAAATGTACCTTATAAAAACAGTAAGTATATATCTCCTAGTTTGATAAATAATGAATACCTTATATTTACTTGGAAGAGTGAAGATATAATAATTGATACTATGCAAATAACCGTAGAATATTCTTTATTTATAGTTAAACAAAATAAAACAGGAAAGATACTAACATTATTTTTACCTAAGAATATACATATAAGTGGAGGAAAATATCAAAGATTTTTTTATTGTGACCTAGATATCATAGATAATATAAATAATTTAGGAATAAGATACATTGGTAGTATATCTGGTGCTGGTGGGTATAAGCAACGAAATATAACTCCTATCATGGAAATAAACTTTGATGAAAATAATAATATAGATTATATAGAAAAATTATTTAATTCTAATATAAATTTTTTAGTAAAAAATATAGATTCTAATTTTAAAATTTCAAGATTTTTAGATATATCTCAAATTAAGTTTTGGAAAGAATTAAGTAATGCTGTTATATTAAAAAATAGTATATCAAATTTGAATTTAAGTCAATTAGGGAGTATATTTATTGATAGATTATTAAATTATGTAGGTATATCTGATGTGAAATTTACAGAATGTATATATAATAGTTTTTATATGCCTGAAGTAACTAAACAATATTATGAGAAAACTACACAAAGTAAGTATTATTTTGTATATAATTTACTTAAAACAAAAGTTTTAGATGAGGAAGCTACACAAGACTTCTATATAGGTTATAACTCAAAATTTCCTGAGTATTTATATGTTTATACCTTACAAAATTTACAAGAGGATATTGAATATACACTAACCACAATTATAGGTAATATAAATTATAAATGGGATAAAAATTATGGTAATAATTCTTTAAATAAATGTAAGTTATTCTATACTAATATATCATCCGATTTATATGAAAAATTAAAAAATACAAATTTAGTAGGAAGTGAAATTTCAATAAATGATAAAAATTATAAAATACAAGATATGAATATGTGTGAGAGTGTATTGAGTAAATTTTATTTTGAATTACAAGGTATTTTTAATAATAAGATAAAATTCGCTTTGCAAGATAATATTAAATTATTTTTACCTAATGAAATAATAGAGTTAAGTTATAGTTTAGATAGAATTAATTATATTAAATTAGAATCTAATCAATACAAATTAGATAATGTAGACAATAGTATTTATTGTGATATCTTAAAAGAGTTTAAGGGAAATATTGTATATTTTAATTTAAAATGTAAAGGAACAAGCTCTGTTACAAATAATGTATATATGTCTACAGTAATAAGGGAATTTAAAGAATTAATAATTCAAGTGGAGGAGTAATAAATGTCACATATAGATTTTACGCAAATAAATAACATTTATTATAAAAATAATATTATAGATAATATTTACTATAAAAATATAACATTATTAGAGAAAGAAACTAATTCAAAATATCCATTCAAGTTGAATTTTACTAATTTGAATGTAATAGATGTAGATTCTACCGAATTTGATATAAATGTAGCATCTGCTACTTATATTAAATATAAAAAATATCTTAATGTAATAAAAGGTTTAAATAAAGAACAAGAATTAAAAAGTTTTTTTGAAAATAAAAAAGGCGGTAATTTATTAAAAAATACCAATGATTTTGCTAAAAATGATATTTGGACTGGATATGATAATTATATTATAGAAAATGAAACATATGAAAATAGTAAAATAGTGTCCATAAAGACAGCTTGGATACCAATAGGTCAAAAAGTAAAAGTTGAAGCTGGAAAGACCTATCAATTTAGTGCTTGGATAAAAACAGAAAAAGTAGCTAATGATATATCTGCATTTATTAATATTGAGGGCGGAACAGTAATTGTATCTGACGATTATAAAGGGTATCATTTAACTAATCAGTGGGCTAGATACAATTATAAATTCACAGCAGAAAAGAGTGGGGAATGTTTGCCTAGATTTGAAATTCCAAAAATAGAACAAGGACAAAAAGTATATTTTAGTAAATTTATGCTTACTGAGGGAAATGATTTATATGATTGGAATGATGGAATTGTAACTTTACCTTATGAGAAAGAAATATTATCTAAGCTATTTGATGATAGACCTAAAGTATTAAAAGCTATTAGTGATTTTGTATTCTATACAGTTGGAATATCTACTAATTTAGATAAAAGAATACAAGAATATATACATAAATTAGATGCTAAATTAATTAAAATAAAAGATTGGTTAGAAAATAATTATTCTGATATAGAAGTTAATACTAGAAAATTTATAGAGGATAAACAAGAATATATTTATAAATCAGTAGTGAGTAACCCACTTATAGGATATGCTCCTTATGGGAGATGGGAACAGTCATTAGGCGAAATAGATTTCAACTTAGTATATTGTGATATGAAATGGAATGAAGTACAAAATAACGATGAAAATTCATATGACTGGGAAAAATGGGAAAAACTATCCTTATATCAATATTGGAGGAATAAAGGTAAACATTGTGTATTTAGATTAATATTAGACGAACCCACAACAAAAAAACATCATGATGTCCCTAATTTTATATATAAAGATAAAACAATGGGTAAAGATTATTCCCACGAATACGGTAAAGGTTGGTCGCCTTATTATGAAAATCAAAAATTTATAGATAAATTAAAAATATTTGTAGATAAGTTAGCTGAAAGATATGGTAATGACCCATTTATAAGTTATATACAGCTTGGTGTTGTTGGACACTGGGGAGAATGGCATGTAAACTTTGACAACAACAAAGTTAGAAAATTACCTAAGATGCCTATATTAAAAAAATATGTAGACATGTGGATAGGTAAATTCCCTTATGCTAAAATAATGATGAGAAGACCATTTTCTCCTTGTAAAGAGTATGGATTAGGAACATATAACGATATGATAGGTATGCCAAGTGATACGCAAGATTGGTTAGGATGGATAGAAAAAGGTGGAGTATATGACCAAACAGATGAAACCGATGCCATAGTTCCTATACCTGATATATGGGACAGATGTCCAATAGGAGGGGAATTTACATCTTCTTTAACAATGGATGAAATGTTATTACAACAATTAGATAGAACAAAAGAAATGATAAAAAAATCTCATCATATATTCATAGGACAAAAAATTCCAGAAAACAATGTTAAATGGAACTCTCAAAGTAAAGAAATATCTGATATGTTAGGTTATAAATTGTTTATTAAATCTTCTAAAATAAATACTGATAATATAGAAATAGAAATAGAAAATAGAGGAATTTCAAGATTTTATCACGAATGGGATTTTGATTTAATAGTTCACAATGATTTAGGTAATATAGTAGAAACTAAAAAAATAAATAAATCATTAGTTGAAATAGGAAATGAAACAGTTAAAATTAATGTATCTGTTCATCTTGACACTAATTATAGATATTCATTAGGGATAAAAGACCCTATGACTAAACAGTATACAATTAAATTTAGTAATAATGGACAAGATGAAGAAAATTTATTTAATATATATTAAAGAGAGTTTAAATACTCTCTTTTTATTTTATAAAAAGTATTGACATAATTTAATTTGTATGTTATAATAAGTTATCTTAAAAATAAAAAGGAGTTGATAGTGTGAATAAATTATTATTTATAAGTAGTATAGGTATTATTTGGTATATTTTAAAATTAATAGCAAGTAAAATTAAAGAAAAACAAGAAAAGAAATTAAAAGAAAGAGTAAATAAATTAACTCAATTACAATATTATGCTTATAGGTATTATTCAAATAATGAAAAAGATGGTCTTATGATAGAATTAATATTAGATAATATTGAACATTGGGAAGAATTGTATGTACATAGACTTTATTTAATGATGTTAAAAATACATAATATTAATGAGGAATTAGAACAAAGAGTATTATTTCAAAGTGTTAGAAGAGAATATAATTGCCAAAGATTAGATGTGTTAGAAAAAATTTATAAAGAAATGAAAAGAATTAGAGATTTAGAGATATTTAAGGAGGTATAAAATGACATTAGCAAAAGAAAGTGAAATTAAAGAAATAATTAAAAGAAGAGAAAAGACTAGAGATATTAAGTTCTTATGTGTAGTGCCTAATGGAAGTAGAGCTTATGGTACAGAGAGTTGGAACAGTGATGTAGATGTAATAGGTATCTATATAGAGCCTATGAGTGAATATTTAAGATTAGAGAGAAGTAAAGATTGTTTTATTACTACATATTATGATGATGTAGATATAGATTTACAAGCATATTCTTTGGATAAAACATTAAAACTAATAAATAAATCTAATCCAAATATTTTAGAGTGGCTTAATGTAGATAATGCTTATAGTAGTTTTTGGTATATAAATCAACTTAGAGATATAGCAAATGAATATTTTGATATTAAAAGATGTTTGTATCATTATATAGGAATGGCTAAAAAAGATTTAAAAGCACATAGTAAATATGTAGAAGAAGATAAAGTTATCAAAGTAAAACATTTATTAAATATATTTAGATGTTTATTTTATTGTCATTCTATGATTAGAGATGGAGAATTTCCTACATTAAATATAATGGATAATATACCTGCTATTTTAGACACTTATAAGTTGAATAATGGAAAACTATTTACTCAATATATTGTAGATTTAATAAGTAAAAAGAAAACAGATAAAGATAGTGTAATAATACTAGAAAATGATGTAGAAAATTGGATTAAGGAAAGAATAAGAAATTATAAATATTATGCTGATGAATTAAAATCTAAGAAAATAGATATGGAAAAATTAAATAAAGTGTTTTATGATTTAGTAACAAATTATGATAATATAAAGGAGGTATTATGTTAGATAAAACTACGAGTGAAATATTTGAAGAAATTAAAAATAGTAAAAAAGTAATAGATAAAAAAGGATTAGATATTATTCAAAAAAATTTAATTGATACATTAGAAAGTGCATTAAGTATAGACCAAACAAAATTAATTGAAAAAACTACATTTCTATTAAAGAACATTAAAAGAGAAAATGAACTAATTAATTATGGGATAACTAATTATATTTTTAAAGAAGATTTAAGTGATATTATTAAAAATCTAAACTTAAAAAATGATAAACATATATTCTTAATAGAAATGAAGAATTTTGAAAGACCTATACCAAAAGAAGTACAAGAAAAAATTAAGTATTGTAAAAAGAATAAATTATTTGATGAGTATTTTATTCTATTTACAGATTACACTAATAAAAACACTAATATAGCTAAAAGTGGAAAAGAGAGTAAACCTGAAAAAGACCCAATAATATTTGGTGCATTTATTCAAAGAGGAAAAGATGTGTTAATGTCTGAAAGATTATATTATATAGCAGATTGGATAGATGAATATTGTGATTTAACTCTGGAAAAGTTGACACAAATTCAACCTAATATATCTAAGGACATAGATATAGACAAAAATATAGAGTATTTACTAGAATTGTCTGAAATATATTTAAGTGAAGAACAAAAAGTTAAAATAAAAGAGAAAAGTAATATATTTTCTAAATTCAAAAATATGTTTATGAGGTAATTTTCTATGTTAATAAATGAAAAAGATGTAGAAAATATTAATGTTTTAAATTGGTTAAAATTAAAGCCTTTATATAGTGTAAAAAGTGATTTAACTGAACATAATGAAGTAAACACGAAACTAGAAAAATTAGTTAATGAAACTTATGATAATTTAAAATTAATAGACAACTATAAAAATTCATATATAAAGTGCTTGACAGAAGATTTTTATTTAGGACAAATATATGAGTTAAAATGTTATTATTTTTATTCCCAATATGGAAGTAAAAACTATTGTGATTGTTGTGGTAAACCTATAACAATATTATCTATGGGTAATTCATTTGATACTTTATGTAGAGATTGTGAAAATAAAGAATTTATGGAAGTAAATTTAGATATGTATAATAAATTAAATTATATCTATGAGGAACTAAATTTAGATTTCTATAAGTAAAAGAGTAGAGAAATCTATTCTTTATTAATAAGGAGATGATTTATGAAATACTATTTTAATGAGAATAAAAGTATAAGACTATATAATGGAGATTGTTTTGACATATTAGATAAATTAATAGAAAATAATGTTAAGGTAGATATGATACTGACAGATTTACCTTATCAAAGAACACAAAATAAGTGGGATATTGCATTACCTTTTGAAGAAATGTGGGATAGAGTAAATAAAATTATAAAAGAGAATGGTTGCATTATATTCTTTGGGCAATCCTCATTCAGTGCAAAACTGATAATGAGTAATGAAAAGATGTATAAATATACTCTGATATGGGATAAAGTATTACCTAGTGGGTTTTTAAATGCAAATAGATGTCCCTTAGTATCTCACGAGGATATATTAGTATTTTATAAGAAGTTACCTACATATAATCCACAAAAATTTAAAGGTAATAAAAATCACTCAAAAGGTATAACTATCAAGACAACAAATAATAATTATGGTAAATTTGAAAAAGTAGACAATTCAGAGGAATTAGGAGATATGAAATATCCTAGAAGTATACTGACTTTTCAGAAATTACACCCAAGTAAAATGGTACACCCTACTCAAAAGAGTGTAGAATTGTTAGAGTATTTAATTAAGACATACACTAATGAGAATGAATTAGTTTTAGATTTTACTATGGGGAGCGGTAGTACCTTAGTGGCTTGTAAAAACACTAATAGAATTGGTATAGGAATAGAACTAGAGGAGAAATATTATGATATAGCTGTGGAGAGAATTAAGGAAATAGAAAAGAATATTTGAGGCTCTGTAATACCCTTTAAAATCATTTTAAAATAATTTTAGGTGTAATTATATACCTAAGTAAAATAAAACTCGTTAAAATTGATTTTAGAGGGTTAAATATTTTTAGATTTTGAGTTAAAAATTGTTTACAAATATAATTTTATATACTATAATATATTAAATTCAGAAAAGGAGTGATATTATGGAGGATTTAAAAACTAGAAAAATAAAAACAGAAAAGGAGGGAACTTATAATGTTAGCCTTAGAGTAGATAAAAGAATTAATGATGGATTAAAAAAATTAGGTTATATGTATGATTTAAGAAAAGCAGAGGTAATGAGGCAAATTCTAACAATGTATGTAGAGGAAAAAGTTTACGGAAACAAAGGAGAAGATATAAAATGACAGATAAAACAGAATTGAATTTAGTTGAAAATATTATGCAAGAAAAAGAATTAATTGAATTTGAAGGTAAAATAGTGATAAGTAGTAGAATAATTGCTAAATTATTAGGTAAAAGACATGATAATGTTAAAAGAGATTTAGAAAATATTTTATCTAAAAAGGATTACTCAAATTTGAGTAATCATATAATATTGCATAGTTACGAGATTGTAGGACAAAATAAAATAGGGTTAGAGTATTTATTGACCAAACAAGGATTTATACTTTACATGTTTAATATACAAGGATTTATAGATTTTAAAATGAATTATATAAATAAATATGACTTGATGGAAAGTTTCATAAAAGGAAATTATGAAATAGAATATAAAGAATATGCTAAAAAAGAAATTAGTAAATTAAATGATTCTTTACAAACACAAATAAAAGAAATTAAGAATAAATTAGAAAATCAAATAAGAATAGATTATTCACAACAAAGAGCTATACAAAAGAAAATAAATCATAAGATAGAAATTAAATACTATGATTTTATTTTAGCAAGTTCTAAAAGTAAGAGAAGTTGGTTTATGGCTATATATAAAGGAATTAAAGATAAATTCCAAGTAGCGAGTTATAGGGATTTAAAACAAAAAGATTTTGATGAGTGTATAGAATTTATTAATAATTGGACACCACCTAAATATTTGTTTGAGGAGTAAAATTATGACTATAATATTTAATGATGATATTTCTGTTATTTGTAAAGATAATCTATATAAAAATACTGAATGGATAACAGGAAAAGTAGTTAGTTTAGAGATAAAAGAAGAAGATAAATATGTTATATTAGAAAATAATAACATTAAAAAACTAATTAGAATTGGGAAGCCATCTCCTGATTGTAAAAAGTTATTTAATGAAATACAAATAAGAAAAGTTATTAAAGTTGCAGGAATAATTTTATTGAATGAAAATAATGAGTGTTATTTGAATGTAAATTATTATGAAATAGTAGAAAAGGAGAGTATATAAATGAATTATTTAGAAAAATTAGAAAATAAAGAGGATAAAACTATTACAAGTTTAGAATTATTAGAATTGATTAATATTTTTAGACAAAGAGAATATGAATTTAAGAAACAAAATAAAACTTTGACAAAAGCAGAGGAATTAAGAGGAAGTTGTATAGGATTAAGGCACGATACCTTATTAGATATTATAAGAGATGAATTTGAGGAAGAAATTTCACTCCAAAAAATTTTGGAATCAACTTATACAAATAGTAGAGGTAGAAAATATTTACTTTTTATACTTGAATTAGACCAAGCAATGCAAATATTATCTCGTGAAAGTAAGTTTGTTAGAAAAGCTGTTATACAAAAACTAAAAGAATTACAAAATAGAATAAAACAGTTAGAAGAACAGATAAATAAAGAGAATTATTTAAAACTTAAAATAATAAATGCAAAGACTCAAGAGGAATCTTTATATGCTATGAATGAATATCAAAGAGAATGTGTAGAACCTTTAAAACTAGAAAATAAAGAAATGAAACCTAAAGCTAATTATTATGATAAAGTTTTAAATAGTACAGGAACTATGACAGTTACAGTTATGGCAAAAGATTTAGGAATGAGTGCTATTAAATTAAATTCTATATTACAAAAGGAAAAAGTACAATATAAAGTAGGTAAAATACGGGTACTTTATGCACCTTATCAAGCATTAGGATATACAGATGTTAGAACCTCTACAAAAGGAGATATAGAAATAAATACTACTGTTTGGACACAAAAGAGTAGAAAATTTGTATATGACTTATTAGTTAAGAAAGGGTATATAAAAGAATAAAAGTAAAAAGAGATAGAACTACCTATCTCTTTTTTAATCATCTAATTTCAATTTCTTATACTCTACACCGAATTTATTTTTTATTTTATTAATAAGTTTAGTCAAGGTAGTATCTACTGCCTGCCTACTATTAAAATTCATTCTTTTTTGAATATCAACCATTCTAAGCCCTTCAAAGAAATAAAGTTTAAATACCTGTTTTTGTCTTTCTTTACAGTTCTTTTCTACATAATTCATTATTTTTTCATATAATTTATGTGTATTTATATTATTTACTTCTTTAATACATTTTTCTTCTAAATTATTAGTATCTAATACTGTTTCATCTTTAAGTTCTTTTAGATTTACATTTTTAAGGCTTGTAGGGTACTTTTTTAGCTTTCTCCATTCAAGTTGAAGTAAATAGTAGGCTGATTGTTTGTTTGGCTTTAAATTGTGTTCTAAACAAGTTAAATAAAGTTTTAAACTAAAATATTCATTATCTATATTAGGATTGATTTTATTCATATTTTTTATAAAATCTATCATTTGTTTAGTTTTAAAGAAACCAAAGTAATATTCATGTGTGTAGGGGTATAAATCTGTTTTTGCATTAAATTCTTTTTGTTCCATATAACCCTCTCTTTAATTAAAATTGACATAAAATATAATCTTGTTATATATATGTTTA